CCCGCCACATCAGCTGAGTGGTACTGGTGCTGACGCAACCCAGGTCAGTGGGATCACGGTAGTGACGCTTGTCCTGGAATACCCCTACCTTGGATTGGCAGCGGCAACCGAAGATGCCACCAGCCCCTCCATTCTCAGCGATGTACTTGCCTACGCTGGTTTGTATACCAGCATCCGGGAAGCGTGCTACCAGTTCAGCAGCCATACCAGCAGTCATGACTACTGCCCCGGTGGAGGTAAGAGTGCTATTGCTCAGCACGATGAAGTGGTCAGCCTTGTCGAAGACTTCCCACATGTTCCCTACTACGAACTGTGGCATTACAGGAGATCCCCCATACGGATGATTCCATCGCAGCAGTCAGGGGACTGCTTGGTCAGGACGATGTGGTTGTTGACGTGGCTGTACTGGAACATCCAGCGGTGCCCGTCATCTTGGTCGATGACGGTCAGCTGCTTGAGCAGGTTCTTCAGCTTCACTTCACGCAGTGCGTCGATGAGAGTGTCTCCGTCCGACACCAGCAGGCCGTTCTCATCGCGGATCACTACACGCTTCAGGTAGGTACGAGTCATCATTCATTTCCCCAGTATTTGGCGGTTGGTTTGAGCCATGGTCTCCATGCCTCACTGAAGTAGCAGTTGTCCGGGGCATCCTGGAACAGCGGAGCTATGTCACTGTCGTGGAAGCCAGCCAGACCACAGCCAATGCGGGTCACCTGGAAGTTCATGTAGAAGTGCTCCCTGGCGAAGTCCATGAACCGTTGCACGGCCTTGGCTACGTCGCTGATGTGACAGGTGACCAGCCTGCCACCATGCCCACGGTACTTGGTAGGCAGGGCATAGGACATGCCAGTTGGCCCTTCCCCTACGCCAAGCTCAGCACCCTTGTTGAAGCGTGCGTACTTAGCAGCACCAGCACCGTGGATGCCAGCATTGTTGCTACCGAACACGAACACCATGTGATTGGTTTCCATCAGTTGAATCCTCCGAACTTGTTACGTGGGCCTTTGCCCAGGTGGTTGATTTCATGGTTCCGCACAGGCATCTCCCACTTGGGACAACGCTTGGACTTCTTCACCGGCTTGGGCAGTTGGTCCAGCATGTGGGCCATCACCCGTTCTTCCAGCACGGTCATGTCTATGTACACCGTGTCTATCCTTCTGCCGGAATACTTGCGTACTTCCAGGTGCTTGGTCAGGTACTCACGGTCCATGACCAGACGACCAGTTGGAGTACCCCCACAGGGTGTTTTAAGGTCAGTTGGCATATCGGTTCTCCAGCCGGAAACTGCTGATTCCAGACTTTTACTTCATCGTCGGGAAACCAGATGAGTTTCATTGGTTTGATCGTAACGAACGGCTTGGGCAGTCCTCACGACTGACCCAAACCTATACTCTAAAAAACCAGCCCACACCCTACTCAGGATCGAGTGAGGATGTGGGCGGACGCTGTTACAGGTCCAGCTGAAGCTCGGACTTGTCACGCACGACGCGGAAGGACAGGATCAGACGCGAGCGCAGGTTCTCGATGCGCTTGGCCAGATCCTTGTCGTCCTTGGCTTCGGCCAGGTACTCGTGCAGCTGTGCTTCGACGGCTTCGCTCAGGCGCAGCGGAATGCCGTTGCCCAGGCGAACCGGATCACCGCCACGGGTGCCGATGGAGATGTTGATGAAGCTTGCAGCACGGGTCTCGTCGGACTGAGCAGCGGTGTTGGTACGAGCGTTGGATTTCTTGAGTGCCATGATTCAGGTTCCTTGTAAGGAGAGGTAGTAGATACAGATCAGAAGTGGTTCGGCCCGCAGGCCATTACACAGGCGTAGCCTGCTCTTGCTCTTACACCCAGTGGGGTTCGTCGGACAGGTCGTTGTCCCAGTCAGCCCAGTGGTTCAGGACGTCTTCTTCGGTGACCGCAGACATGCCAATGGCATGCAGTTCGCGAGCAACGCTCTCAGCGTCCAGGCATTCACGATAGCCACGGTCGAGGATGGAGGTAGCTTTGCGGGTGTTCAGAACGATCATGATGAAATTCCTAAGTAAACAATGAGTTGTGGAGGTTGTATTGCCACCCCATGGCCGTAGGCCATGAGGACTTACAGCAGACCGATCAAGTTGAAGGCGATGCACACTGCCCCGATGAGGGCGAACATCCCGGAGAAGGTCAGGATGTGCATCACGAAGATGTCGATCACCAGACCATACCAAGTGGCTTGCATGGTGTAGTTGTTGCTAGACCACTTCATGTAGCCATTCAGCACGGCTACTGTCGAAGCGATGTACAGGCACAGCAGGATAAGGATCTCTACGTCAGTCACAGCAGACCTCCAGCGAGGAAGATGAAGAGGGGACCACAGCCTGCGAACAGCAGGCCCAGGCCACAGACAGCCATTACCCATGCATGGATTCTCTGAATCTCCAGGTCATGGCGTCGGGAAATGCTCAGGGGAAACCTGAGCATCTCGTTGAGCACCCATTGCCTGTGCAGGCCGATCACCAGCATGGACAGACCAACAGCGAACAGCAGGAACATGATGAGAACGATCACAGGTATTCCCCTACATGGAAGAAGAGGTACAGGCATACCCACAGGGACACGCCGTACAGGACAGTGGCTACCGCAGCAGTGCCACGGTTACCACGATCGGTCTCACAGCGTACCCAGGTCTCCGCAGCCCATACGAGCATGCGAAGGAACGTCAGTACGATGGGTACTACCAGCAGCATTACAGTAACGAAGGCCAACGGTTGCATCATGGACATGACAGACTTCTTGGTTTAGGGATAGAGGACTACGGAAGGTGGAAGAGGAAGCTGATTGCAGAGCACCAGACCACTGCCCAGAACACGTTCCAGGCAAGGCCAAGCAGGGCAGCTACCTTCTCGGCCCCTGGCAGTACGAACAGCGCACCGAAGCAGGCCAGAGAGGCCAGGCACTTGACCATGAAGAAGTAGGCACAGATGGCGATGAGGACGAAGCAAGCGATAGCTACCATGAGTTAGATCTCCAGGGTTGTTGGTTTGGTTTTGAGACGGTTGGTGCAGGCACCAGGAAGGTCTTTGTTGACCTCTGTCCAATGCCAGTGCTTGAGGTTGAGCCGACGACGCTGAAGGATCGCAGTCTTCAGGCTCTTGGCGGTGTACTCATCACCACACATGACTACGTGGGTGAGTACAGTGTTCGGGCAGTCCATGTTGATCAAGGTCACCCGTACACGGAAGCCAGTCAGCTTTCCAGTAGCAGGGATGATCTTGATGTCGAATAGACGGCCAGTTAGATTAAGGTTGGTGCTCATGGGTGTTCCTTTTGATGAGGTCGTAGTAGGCCCAGGCATAGAACTGAACCCAGTTCTCTTCTGAGTCGTCCAAGCCCGCTCGTTCCAGTAGGCCGAGTACAGAGTCAGATCCGCGGAAGTGCAGTTTCTCCCACAACCAGTTCTTGAAGGACCGGTACTCATCCCAAGTGATTGGAGGGCCAACTACCACTCCATTTGCCAGGTCACTCAGGACGAAACACATGTAGGTTTCCCCTCTGTTGGCTTGTTGCCATTCCAGGCCAATCTTGATCAGTTCAGCAATGGTTCTCATGGATCAGATCCTCACGTCAGCAAAGCCAATGGGGTCAGCGGGACAGCCATGCTCATTGCAGAAGTCTGCGTACGCCTGGTCCAGCTTGTTCCAGACACGCTGGAATTCTTCCAGGGATTGTATGGGACTGAAGCCATGCTGGATCAACAGATAGCAGCACAGGTCATACTGGAAATCCCTTGCCCAGCACTGGCACGCGATGTCATAAACGGTGATATTACGGACACGTTTGATACGAGCGTACTTGTACATCATCAGTTGTTCTCCTTGGTTTCGGTGAGGTCCAGACGAGCAACTACCACTTCCACATCCTCTGCTTCTGCATAGGGAATGAAGTAGAAGATGCGGATGTCCTTGTCACTGGGACTACAGTTGAAGGTGATGAAGTGTCTGGCTTCACCGAAGGTACGGACACGGTTGGTTTGATAGTTGACACCATCACGAGTGAAGCCTACGAAGCAGACTTCCTCTGCCATCTTACGGTCGAGTGGAGTCATACGATGATGTTCCCGTAGTGGTTGAAGTAAGCGAGGATCACCTCACAGCCTTCTGTCTCCGACATGTAGGAGAGGCGGATACCAGTGTCAGTGAGCTTGCAGTTGATGCGGATGTAGTCACGCATCTCTTCCAGGCTGTTGATGACAGGTGACTTGACCAGTTCACCATTGGTCATCTTCAGCACGTGACAGCTGTTGGTACGGATTACGTTCTTGAGAGTCAGAGTAATGAGGGACATACCGGTGTTTCCTTTCAGTCAGAAGGGTTCGAAGGTGATCTCTTCACCATTGGGATTGATCAGGTAGATGCCAGACCAGAGTCCTTCCTGACCTCTGCACATGGCAGTTGCCTTGATACGAGCAACTTCATCAGAGACAGCTTCGAACTCATGTTCGATTGAGTGGAGACACTCGTTGGTGTAAAGCAGGGTGTAGATGTTCTGGTCCATGGTTGATACCTATAGAGGACTATGAAGTAACTGGGAAGGTGAATACCACACCATCACCGAAGGTGTAGAGGAACATCAGACACTACCCAAGGATAGATAGGAACACGGAGTGTATCGGGTAGAAGGGAAAGTGATGACAAGGTATAGGGTTGAGAAAGGTAGAGATGATGAACATTTGGTGGGTAATCAACTATATCTAGTATGCAGTGCACCACCCCACTATCTCCCCTATCCTCCTACACACGAGAGTAGTTACTGTCAGGTGAAGGTAGATAGGCGAAGAGTAGAGAGAGAGAGTATCCCTGCCTTCCTACAACCTACTGTCCCTGAGAGAGAGAGAGGTGTGTGCTCTTGTGTGTGATCTTGATCTTATGTGTGCTTTGAAAAGGTAACCTCTACTCCGGGTTAGGGAGTAGAGGTAGTGAGGTAGAGAGAGGTAGGGTTAAGCCTTGGCCTTGGTACGTTCCTTGCGGACAGACTCGACAGCTTCGGTCAGACCCTTCTCCTGAAGTTCCTGAGCGTTCTCGATGTTGAGCAGTGCGATGGCTTGTTCGCGTTGCAGACGAGCCTTGTTGTTGAAGTGAGCAGACTCTTCTTCGGCCCACTCAGTTACGTTCTCCGCAGCCTTGGTCAGGTTGGTGACAGCACGGAACATGGACTCCAGCATAGCGAAGAATTGGTTGAGAGCTTTGAACATGGTAGTACTCCAGAGTAGTGAGAATGGTTGTGGTGACACAGGATCAATCCACAGCACAGCCGAAGGCTTCTCTTGCTCTAGAAGTACAGACAGTTGATTGGGTAGAAGGAGAGTTAAACAAGGTGGGGTAGGTAGCGCGGGAATTCCAAAACTCTAGAGGTACCGGGGGGGATAACCGGATTTGGAGAGCCGCAGACTGAAGTACTGAATCCATACTTCTGTGACTGATTTTCACCAAACCCAAATCGCTGCAATCACAAGTACATGAGCAAAATTCCCCTAACCCAAATCACCTTCCTCCCCTCTAAGCCAATCCCTTTCCCCCTAGCTCCCATAACCCATAGCTGAGGTTAAGTCGCCAAGCACCGAGCGCAGCGAGGTGAGCAGGATGACTGGTCCGAAGCTATGGGTTATGGATACCTGTGGATATCTATAGTCAAGTTACCCACAGGATATACACACCCTAGTCTTTACCTTGGATGTAGCAGCAAATGTCCTTCCAGGAATCCTTGAAGGTCTTGAACTTGACTGGTGCTACGAAGGTCAAGCCAGTGGTCTTGTTGGTAGCAACACCGGTGAACAAACCAGTAGCCTCAAACCAATAGACCTCCAGCCTGAAGTGTCTTACCTGATCTCGCTTGACCAGTACCCCAAGGTTCTCCTTCAGTAGCAAAGGAGTGTTAAGCCAATCCCTTGCATGAGTGATGACTGGATCACAGTCCACATCACTTAAGTCACCTTCCAGCTTGACCGGTGTTCCTCTGATAGAACCTACCCAGTGGAACAAACCATTGCGCTTAACTATGTCAGCATGTCTTCCTGTCTTGCTACAGGTAACCCTGACCAGGAAACTCTCCTGGGTATGTTCAGGTGCAGTGTCCTGAAGCTTCTCTTCCAGTTCTTTCACCTTGGCTTCAAGCTCAGCTATCTTCTTCTGTGCTGGGTCATGCCTTACTACCTGGAAGGTAGTGCAGTGCTTCCACAGTGCTTCGGTGAGGGTGATAGCATTCAAGCCACTGTTGTTGCTACCTTCCACACTGTTGAAGTGATCCCAGGTTACATCGAGTGGTAGCTCTACCATTTCTTGTCCTGGTAGTTGGATACGTAGGATTGCTTTCTGATCCATTGGTTATGGTTCCTCGCGCGCGTTGAGGTGGGGGAGTAGTGAGCCTCGGCGCCTGCGGCCCGAGTCAACCCCGAGCGTAGCGAGGGGTTGACGAGGGTAATTCCTCGTGGTACCCTTGGTATTACTCACCCACGGGGGATTACCTATATATTATATAGGGGGTAGAAGGAGGCTTACGGGCCTCCTTTTTTGTGCCCGGAATACTACCGTTGGTCGGGAAGATGCCCGATGGTTACACCCGGTGGGTACCGGAAGGTAGGGGTAGCCTGCTTCTTCAGACGGGATACCTCCAGTTCCAGTTCACGGATCTTGTGCTTGAGGATGTCCGATTCCGAGGAAGGCATCTGGGGACGAATGCTCACCGAAGCCAGTACCCATTCGTTCATGTACTTGGTCTTCTGCGCGTCGGTCATTGTGTCCCATTCATCCCTGGTGAGAAGGGCATCAAGGTAGTAAGCCTTGCCTTGGATGGTGAGGACAATGCGAATCTTCCCCGTGTCGTTCAGTTCCATAAAAGCTCCAGTAGCATCATGGCTCCGTACAGGTTCATCGGTACCATGGGTGCGAAGATGATGAAGGCGAAGACAGGCTTGTCCCGCCAGTGAGGTGAGTACCTGGTCACGTCGATCATCGTCCACAGCAGAAGGGCGAAGAGGAAGTGCAACAGGTGGAAGAGCCAGAGGTGTTCCTCGCTTGCTGGCTTGGGCACATACAGAGACCAGACCAGAGCGAAGATCAGGTTGGACACCCAGTCTGCTTTCATTGGTTTGGCCCCGCAGTGAAGAGTACCCGTGAGTGAGTGACGTTCAGAAGAGAGATGCCAGTCTCCCTTCGTACCAGATTGAGGATCTGAGCTACAGTAGAGTAGAAGTCATCCTGTACTTCACTGAGGGAGTAGGGGATCTCTACCTTGTGGCAGGTAGTCTCCCCATCCTTCAGCTTCATCTGGACATGAGCATAGCTGATGACCATCAGAGAAGATCCTCCTTGAGCTTGTTGATGCCGTAGCTCTGTAGCAGTGCAGCTACACGAACAACATCTTGATATCCGTGCTTCGCTAGGAGCTTCAGCATCAGGTCTGTTCTGTAGATCTCCAGTACCCGATCAGCTGGGCACTCTGCATAGCAGAGGTGATCCGGGCTGACCAAAGCGAAGTAGACCACGCCATCTGCGTTGTCCTTCTGTACCACTATAAGAGGGATGTTCCCCTTGTCCGTCAGGCGGTAGGACATACCCGATACCCGAACCAGGGTACCTGCGGGGAGGAACCAACGCGAGTCCTGGTCAGCATGGTATGCCCTGGTTTGTTCTAGCAGGTAGACAGAGGCACCCAGTTCTACCAGACAGTTACGGGGAGAGAGTCCACCGTTAACTATCTGGCGTACGTAAGCTTCTTGTTTCATGGTTTACTCCTTGGTTTGTACGTTGTGTTATCCTCGGCACAACCTATAGACAACCGAGGTACTAAGATGACTACCACCCCCGCCACTACTGCTCAGCCTGGGATGTTGACGGTAGATGAGTTCCGCTCTGTGCTACCGGACAAGATGAAGAAGTCCATCTCCCCGGAAGTGCTGAAGACACTCAATGACATGCTGTCCGATCCTGACATGGCAGAAGCCTTCAGGGACAACATCATTGGGTACACCCATGTGATGAAGGAAGGTAAGTTCAAGCTGGACAACTACCTCCATGCTTCGAAGTACGTGACCTATAAGCTGATGGGGTTGAACAACACCGAGGCTTACACCCGTACCTTCCCCACCAAGATCCAGCGGTGGACCCAACAGGGTGTGGCCAACAAGGACATGGCCAGCTACATCACCAGCTACAACAAGTCGAAGCTGGTGAACCTCATCCTGGAGCAGGCACTGATCCCATGCCATGTTCTCAACGCGGACATCAAGCAGAAGGCGATCAACCATCTGTTCCACCTGATGCAGAATGCTCAGTCGGAGAAGGTCCAGCAGGAGTCGGCCAACAGTCTGCTCACTCACCTGAAGTCGCCGGAGAAGACTGAACTGAAGATCGATGTCAGTGACCGTGCAGCAGATGCCATCGACATCATGCGACAGAACGCTGAAGCACTGGCGCGTCTCCAGCAGGAGATGATCGCAGGCAAGCAGCTGTCGGCGAAGGATGTGGCTGAACGCAGCATGGACTTCGGTGAAGTCATCGAAGGGGAGCTTGCCTAATGAACTTGGACGCCACACCAATAGCGAAAGCTGTTGCAGATGAGGTGGACTTCGATGGCTTGGATGAAGCCTCCAAGTCTGTAGAGCAATGGCTTCGTGAAGTAGTCTATGGGGATGACTCTTCGTACATCCCCAGCATCTTTGCCTTGCAGTTCGTTGACTTCATCAAGATGGTCAACGGCAACGAAGGGGAAGAGAACAAGACACCAGTACTTCACCTGCGTATGCTTGACCAGATTGGATCTGGTCAGACCCGGATCGCCAACATGGTGTTCCGTGGTGCAGCGAAGACCACCGTGATGGGTGAGTACCTGTTCCTGTACATTGCACTGTACGGTGAGCTTCCTGGTTTCGGTAAGGTAGACCTTGCTCTGTATGTGTCGGACTCCATCGACAACGGTGTGAAGAACATGCGGAAGAACCTGGAGTTCCGTTGGGAGAACTCTGAGTTCTTGAGGAAGTACATCCCTCAGACCAGCTTCACTGATATCCGTTGGAAGTTCACCAACCTGGATGGGAAGGTGTTCATCGTCAAAGGCTACGGTGCCAAGACTGGTGTCCGTGGTGCGAAGGAGATGGGTAAACGTCCGCAGCTTGCGGTACTGGATGACTTGGTTTCGGACGAAGATGCTCGCTCGCCCACTGTCATCGCAGCCATCGAGGACACGGTGTACAAGGCAGTGGACTATGCACTGCACCCGAAGAAGAACATGATCATCTGGTCGGGTACACCGTTCAACGCGAAGGATCCATTGTACAAAGCAGTGGAGTCTGGTGCTTGGAAGGTCAACGTCTACCCGGTATGTGAGCGGTTCCCCTGCTCGCGGGAAGAGTTCCGTGGTGCATGGCCTGACCGATTCACCTACGACTTCGTGTTGCAGAAGTACACCCTGGCCAAGAAGGCAGGGAAGATCGAGACGTTCAACCAAGAGCTTATGCTCCAGATCATGTCTGACGAAGACCGGCTCATCCAGGATGGTGAGGTGGCTTGGTACATGCGACGCAACGTGCTGGACAACAAGAAGCGGTACAACTTCTACATCACCACTGACTTCGCTACCTCTGCGAAGAAGGCCAGTGACTTCAGCATCATCAGTGTCTGGGCTTACTCCCACAACGAGGACTGGCTGTGGGTAGACGGTATCTGTGAACGCCAGGACATGGGAGCGAACCTGGACGATCTCTTCCGGTTGTGTGCCAAGTGGCGTCCGCTTGGAGTAGGCATCGAAGTCTCCGGCCAGCAGGGCGGGTACATCCCACTGATCCAGCGGGAGATGGTGAACAAGGATGTCTACTTTCACATGGTTTCGGAGAAGGGTAGCAGCACCCCTGGCTTGCGTCCTACGACCAACAAGCTGGAGCGGTTCATGGCCATGGTTCCTCATTTCAAGCGAGGGAAGATGTTCTTCCCTTACGACATGAAGAGCACACGGTGCATGGTAGAGTTCGAAGATGAGATTCGCTTGGCTTCAGCTGGTGGCTTCAGATCCAAGCACGATGACTTCCTCGACACCATCTCTATGCTGGCTTTGATGAATCCAATCCCTCCAAGCCAAGAGATCCGCATGGAGTACAATGACAGCGAGATGATCTGGGAAGAAGCGTCTCAACGAGAGAACACCTACCAAGCAGGGGAGAGCTACATCGTATGACAATCCAACTCAAGCAGGTCATTGACCTGCTAGCAGAGGGGGAACTCAGCAACATCAAGTACGTGAACATCGACACTGGTGCTCTCGTACTGGAGCGAGTTCCTTCGCTGATTCGTGCAATCAACCTTGGAGTACTGGACCTACACAAGAGGTTCTTGCTTAAGGAAGGTATGCTGAAGATCCAATTGGAAGAAGGTCGGAGGTTGTATCCTCTACGTCCTGCATACCAAGTGGGACAGAAGCCGAAGCCTGGAGTACCTCAGTTCATCACTGAGGGGAACAAGCTGGGCAGACAGTCCATCCTGAAGATCGAGAAGATCATCGGGGACAATGGAATGGAGTACTACCTCAACGATACCTGGCAGCCGCTCAACATCACTACTCCTGAGTTCGATGTACTGGAGATCAGTGATGAGTTCTACTGTCATTCGTCGAGTAAGACTCTGGAAGTACGGTACCGTCATGCACCTACACCGATGAAGATCTGTGTGGACAACCTGGACAGTTGGGGTTGCATCGACATTGATTTGCCTTATACTCACCTCCAAGCTCTGCTGTACTTTGTTGCTTCACGTTGCCAGACTCCGATTGGCTTCATGGAGAACACTGCACAAGAGGGGTTCAACTTCTCGCAGAAGTACGAAGCAGAGTGTGCGAATCTGGACGCACAGAACTTGCGTATCGATCCGGTAGGAAACCAGGACCGATTCACAAGGGGAGGTTGGGTGTAAGGGTGAGGGGACCAGGACGGTCCCCTCTTTTTTTATGCCTGGATTTCCTTGAAGCGGACAGCGCCGACTTCAGCGGACCAGCCTTCGATGGAACCTTCTTCGTTGACGAAGATCCATTCGCCGGCCTTCACGTCCAGGGTGGCACCCTCGTTGAAGTTGCTGAGGGAGTAGACACGTTCGCCATCAGCGTTGTCGCCGAAGGCTGCCGTGATGAAGGGGAAGGTTCCGAGCATTTCTTGCAGAGCCTGGACGTTCTGCTCATGGTCGTCGCTTACCTGCCAGCCCTTGAACTTGAGGGGCTTGGCGTGTTCGTACTCTTTGATCAGTTGCATGGGTTATTCCCCAGTGGAGCCGAAGCCGCCTTCACCACGATTGGTTTCGGACAGTTCTTCGACGAGTTGAAGTTCGGGTGTAGCCACCGGAACGATGACCATCTGGATCTGACGGCTACCGGCTTTCCAGTGGAAAGGTTCGCGGTCGGTGGAGACTACAGCTACCCACTCCCCACGATAGTCGGAGTCGATCACTCCGCAGGTGTTACGCAGGCGAAGACCTGCTTTACTTCCCGTACCCGAGCGAGGCAGCAGCAGGGCTACATGCCCTTCCGGTACAGCAGCGGAGAAGCCCAGCTTTACCGTGGTTGGTTGGTTTGGATAGGCCACACCACCTTCCGGCATGAAGATGTCGTACCCACCTGCGGTATCACTGGCACGCACGGGCATGATAAAGTTCGGGCTCAGTTGTTTAATTTCCAAGATTCTTACCTCATTGGTTTGAAAGAGAGTAACTATGGCAGACGTGGACGAAGATTACCTGACCCTTCCCAACGAGGATGGGGATCCCAGTAAGCGACTCCAGCCTGAGTGGAGCAATGCTCCCTCACTGGCTCAGCTGAAGCAAGACTACCAGGAGGCGAAGCAGGTCACCGACGAGAAGATCACGCAGATCAATCGTTGGCTCGACTACATGCACGTCCGTGGTGAAGGAAAGCCAAAGACAGAGAAGGGCAAGTCCGCTGTGCAGCCTCCGACTATTCGGAAGCAAGCAGAGTGGCGATACTCGTCTCTGTCTGAACCTTTCCTATCCAGCCCCAACATCTTCGAAGTGAACCCTGTCACCTGGGAAGATGCTGAGTCTGCAAGGCAGAACGGTCTGGTGTTGAACCAGCAGTTCAATACCAAGCTGAACAAGCAGCGGTTCATCGACGAGTACGTTCGTGCTGGTGTAGACGAAGGTACGATCATCGTGAAGGTAGGTTGGAACTATCAATCCCGTACGGTGAAGGAGCAGGTAGTCACCTACGAGATGATGCCGGACAGTTCCGAGGAACTGGCGCAGATCTACCAGACCGCAGCACAGATCCGAGAAGAGAGTCCCTCGGAGTATCCTGAGATCCCCGAGGATGTTCGTCTTGGTTTGGAAGAGACGGAAGCCAACGGTATCCAGGTACGGGCAGTGCCTGTTGGTTCGGAAGAAGAAGAGAGGGAAGAGACGGTGGAGAACCATCCCACTGTTCAGGTGTGTGACTACAACAACATAGTCATCGACCCTTCCTGTGGCAGCGACTTCAGTAAGGCGAAGTTCCTCATCGAAACCTTCGAGAGTTCCTACGCTGAACTGAAGGCTGATGGCCGGTACAAGAACCTGGACAAGATCCAGGTGGAAGGTCAGAACCTTCTATCCGAACCGGACTACACCGGACCTTCCGAAGGTGTACGCAACTTCGACTTCCAGGACAAGAGCCGTAAGCGTCTCGTGGTTCACGAGTACTGGGGCTACTACGACATCCATGGTGACGGAGTACTGCATCCCATCGTAGCTACCTGGGTTGGTGCTGTGATGATTCGGATGGAAGAGAACCCCTTCCCGGACAAGCGGATCCCCTACGTAGTGGTCAACTACATCCCACGGAAGCGTGATCTCTACGGTGAGAGTGACGGTGCTCTGCTCATCGACAACCAGCGGATCATCGGTGCTGTCACCCGAGGGATGATTGACACCATGGCTCGTTCTGCCAACGGCCAAGTCGGTGTGATGAAGGGTGCGCTTGACGTAACCAACCGTCGCCGCTTCGACCGTGGAGAGAACTACGAGTTCAACCCTGGTGCAGACCCACGGGCTGCTGTGCACATGCACACCTTCCCGGAGATTCCTCAGTCCGCTCAGTACATGATCAACCTGCAACAAGCAGAAGCTGAATCCATGACTGGTGTGAAAGCTTTCAACGCTGGCATCTCTGGTGCTGCACTCGGTGACACCGCTACTGCTGTGCGTGGTGCATTGGATGCTGCGTCGAAGCGTGAGCTTGGAATCCTCCGCCGTCTCTCTGCTGGGATCATCGAGATCGGTCGAAAGATCATCGCCATGAACGCTGAGTTCCTGGACGATGTGGAAGTGGTACGGATCACCAACGAGCACTTCGTGGATATCCGCAGGGATGACCTTGCTGGTAACTTCGACCTCAAGCTGGACATCTCCACTGCTGAAGAGGACAACGCCAAGGTCAACGATCTGACCTTCATGCTGCAAACCATGGGACCGAACATGGACCCGATGATGGCTCAGCAGATCATGGGACAGATCATGGAACTGAAGAAGATGCCCGACTTCGCCAAGCGTATTCGGGAGTTCCAGCCTCAGCCTGATCCCATTGCACAGCAGAAGGCACAGCTTGAACTCCTGCTGCTCCAGGCACAGATCGAAGCTGAACGTGCACGCGCTGCTCACTACATGTCTGGTGCTGGCTTGCAGGATTCGAAGGTTGGTACTGAACAAGCCAAGGCTCGTGCTCTCTCCAGCCAGGCTGACATGACCGACCTGAACTTCCTGGAACAGGAGTCCGGTGTACAGCAGGCACGCAAGCGTGAACTGCAACAGGCTCAGTCGGAAGCACAAGGCAAGCTGTCCATGTTGAACAGCCAACTGAAGCGACTGGAAGAAGCTACTTCAGCAAGGACTTCCCAAAAGTAGTTAACTTCTCTATAGTTGGTTCACCTTTACGGTGAACCAACACCCCTTTACTTGACAGGATTTGCAAAGATGAACGAAGAACACGCTATTCAGATCACCCGGAAGAACGCTGAGAAGTTCGTCCGGTTGCGTGACGCAATGCTGCGTCTGCACAAGAACCGGGACTTCCAGGCGCTGATCCTCAACGACTTCCTCAAGGACAACGCTGCACGTCTGGTCCTGCTCAAGGCGGACAAGAACATGGAATCCCCCGAGATGCAGGCTCGCATCATCCGTGAGATCGATGCGGTCGGCGCTCTGCACACCTACTTCCAGCTGATCGGCGTACGTGGCGACGAAGCTGAACAGGCCATCAAGGACTGTGACGCTGAACTCGAACGTGTCCGTGAAGAGGAGGATGAAGAGTAATGGCTGACTTCCTCGAAATGAGTGACGACGATCTGCCCGAGTTCTACGAAGTAGAAGAGCAGACTCGCTCCGAGCAAGAAGAACCTGAGCAGGAACAACTGGACGACGAGCAAGTTGAAGCCGCCGACCAGGAAGAAGAGCCTGCTGACGAAGAGCAGGAAGGAGAACAGGAGGAGGAACAAGATCCTCTCAACTCGCCGGACGATGAACTCGGCGATCTTCCTGCGGAAGAGAAACCGACTGAAGAAAAGTCGGGGCAGGAAGAAGAAGACGGCGACAAGGAAGAGTCGGAAGATACTCCGGCTGAAGAAGAACCTGAAGCCAAGAAGTCCGAGGCTACCAAGCAAGAGGTAGATCCTGCTGACTTCATGGCGAAGATCACTGCACCGTTCAAAGCGAATGGCCGTGATCTCCAAGTTAAGACGCCGGAAGAGGCTATCCGTCTGATGCAGATGGGTGCCAACTACAACCACAAGATGTCCGCGCTCAAGCCGAACTTGCACATGATGCGTCAACTGGATGAAGCTGGTTTGCTGAATCCGGAGACTATCGCCAATGTGGTTGATCTTCTCAAACACAAGAAACCTGAAGCCATCGCTAAGTTGGCTAAAGATGCCGGTGTAGATCCGCTCGACTTGGATGAGAAGAGTGTTGCGGATTACAAACCGACTGCTGTACCATTCAACCAAGTTCGTGAGGCACTGGACGAACAACTCGATTCCATCGAGCACAGTCCATCCTACAACCGAGTGGTTACTACGCTGGGCAAGTTGGATAAAACTTCTCAGAAGTTGGTTTCCGAACATCCTCAAGTCATCGGCTACTTCGAACAGCACATGACCAATGGGGTATTCGACCGAATCGACTCCGAGATCCAGCGCCGTAAGGCATTCGGCACGATCACTGATAGTACCCCGTACCTGCACGCGTACAAGGCGGTTGGGGATGAGCTTCAGGCTCAAGGTGCATTCGACGACTTGGCTCAAGCCTCGGCCACTGAAAGCCAGCGTAAAGCACCCGCTGAACCGGTGAAGCGAGTCACCACCCGCACCAAGGCACAGGAAGCGGCTGTGAAAGAAAAGCGTCGGGCTGCTGCTCCGACCAAAACTGTAGCTGGTAAGGCTAAGCCTGCCCAGTTCGATCCCCTGGCGATGTCGGACGAAGAGTTCGAGAAGCTGGGCTTCAACTAAGCAATCCCTGAAACTGGAATAAGGAAAACATCTCATGGCCGGTCCTGTAGATAACATCAAGCCGATGAAGTACAACGACCCCGCGAACGGGGTAGAGTCTTCCATCGGTCCTCAGATCCACACTCGCTACTGGTACAAGCGTGCGCTCATCGACGCCGCCAAGGAAGCGTACTTCGGTCAGCTGGCCGATACCTTCTCGATGCCAAAGAACTACGGCAAAGAGATCGTGCGACTGCACTACATCCCGCTGCTCGACGACCGCAACGTGAACGACCAGGGCATCGACGCTTCCGGCGCTACCATCGCCAACGGCAACCTCTACGGTTCGAGCCGTGACGTGGGCAACATCACTGCGAAAATGCCGACCCTCACCGAAATCGGCGGTCGTGTGAACCGTGTTGGTTTCAAGCGTGTCGAGATCAAGGGCAAGCTGGAGAAGTACGGCTTCTTCCGCGAGTACACCCAAGAGCAACTCGACTTCGACAGCGATCCGGCGATGGAAGGTCACGTCACCACCGAAATGGTGAAGGGCGCGAACGAGATCACCGAAGACCTGCTGCAAATCGACCTGCTCAACTCGGCCGGCACCGTCCGTTATCCGGGCGCTGCAACCTCCGATGCTGAAGTCGACGCCACCACCGAGGTCACCTACGACTCGCTGATGCGTCTGCGTCTGGACCTGGACAACGCCCGTGCTCCGACCAAGATCAAGATGATCACCGGTACCCGCATGATCGACACCCGTACCGTGGGCAACGCTCGTGCCCTGTACGTTGGTTCCGACCTGGTTCCGACCATCGAAGCCATGAAGGACAACCACGGCAATCCGGCCTTCATCCCCATCGAGAAGTACGCTGCCGGTGGTGCCACCATGCACGGCGAAGTCGGCCAGCTGGGTCGCTTCCGTGTCATCGTCAACCCGCAGATGATGCACTGGGCCGGCGTCGGCAAGGCCGTGGACCCGAACTACCAGGTTCCGATGCACGAGTCGGGCGGCAAGTACAGCGTCTTCCCGATGCTGTGTGTGGCTTCCGAGGCGTTCACCACTGTCGGTTTCGCTACCGATGGCAAGAACGTCAAGTTCAAGATCATCACCAAGCGTCCTGGCGAAGCCACTGCCGACCGCAGTGATCCGTACGGCGAGATGGGCTTCATGTCCATCAAGTGGTACTACGGCTTCATGGTGTTCCGCCCCGAGTGGATCGCCCTGCTGAAGACCGTGGCACGCCTGTAACTAGGCACGGGGGAGGGTAACCTCCCCCTCTTAACTCTTACCCTGGAGAATCACCCATGTCCCTCGACGAACTGCAAAACCTGAGTGAAGCACCGCTGGAATCCCCGGATACCCGTTCCGAGTTGGAAGTCCTGCAAGAAAAAGCTACTGCCCTTGGCATCCAATTCCGCTCCAACACCGGCGTGGAAAAGCTGCGTGAAAAGATCAATGCCGTCCTGAACGATGAAGCTGTCGGCGACGAGGAAGAAGACGAAGCCACCGAAGCTACCTCGTCCATCCCGAAGCCGTCCGCCGAAGCTGGTGCAGCTGCCCTCAAGGCCGCTGAAGCACCGCGTCCGAAGACCGAAGGTGAACTGCGTCGTGATCGTCGGCTGGCTGCTCATCGCCTGATCCGCTGCCGCATCACCTGCCACAACCCGAACAAGAACGACTGGGATGCCGAGTACTTCAGCATCGGCAACGACGAGATCGGCACGATCCGTCGTCTGGTTCCGTACGAGGTGGACTGGCATGTGCCGGAAGCCCTGCTGAACTTCATCAAGTCCAAGCAGTACCAGCACTTCTACACGGTTACCGAGCAGACCCCGATGGGTCCGCAGAAGGTACGCCGGTCGAAGTCGGTACGTGAATTCTCCGTGGAGATCCTGCCGCAGCTGAGCGAGGATGAACTCGAATCCCTCCGCAAGCAGCAGGCAGTCAACGGTTCCTTCAAGGAGGACTAAGCCATGGCCGTAGAGCCGATTACCATTGCCGACCTCACCGAGGTCAAGCTAGACGGTAAAGGTGCTCTCGACCAACTCCTGCAAGTCACCCGCCTGCATCTGGCCAAAGAGCACGATGCAGGACGGTTGAAGGGGCAGGAATATGCAGCTGTTCTCACTGGTGGCATCACGGCTGTTCTTCAGAACGCCGTGATGTTTTTGCTTCAGAAGGATGAAGCCGCCAACAAGGCTGCACTGGTCGAAGCACAGATCAAGCTCACCGAGAAGCAAGGTGAGTTGCTGGACAAGCAGATCGCACAAGCTGACAAAGACGCTGAGCTTATCGCTGCCAAGGTCAAACTGACCCTGGAACAAGCGAAGCTGCCGGATTCTCAGATTCGTTCTGCTGGCTTCCAGGATCTTCTGGTTCAGGAACAGACCAAGGTACAGACTGCACAGGCTCGTCGGATCGACCAAGAGATTCTGTCTGCTGGTTTCCAAGACCTGCTTGTGAAAGAGCAGACTGCGAAGACCAAGCAAGACGTACTGACTGCTGTCCAACAGACCAAGGTCATGGAACAGCAGGTACTGGAGTCCACTCAGAAAGTCCTGAACATGAAGCAGGAACTCTTGAACCTCGTGGCTCAGGAATGCTTGCTGAAGGCTCAGTTCGATCTGACCAAGGACCAAGGTCTGAACACCCAGGAGCAGACCATTCTGGTACGCCAGAAGGTAGCTTCCGAACGTGCCCAAACCATCGGTGCTGGTGTGGATGCGGACTCTGTGATTGGTCGCCAGAAGGAGTTGTACAAGGCTCAGGCTGATGGCTTCAAGCGTGACGCTGAGCAGAAGGCTGCCAAGATCCTGATCGATACCTGGAACGTACGCCGTACCACTGATACCGGTACTCAAGCCAACACCACCAACCGGCTGGATGACGCCAACGTCGGACGGGTAGTGAACATGCTGATGACTGGTGTCGGTGCCTAAACAGCGTGCTGTACACTAAGGGGAACTTCGGTTCCCCTTTTTTATTGGAGGACAGCATGGGACTGTTCAGTAGCAAGAAGAAGACTGTGGTGAACACTACAGTGCAACGAGTGTTCGATGATGCACACATCCCGGACTCTCCCCGTACTGGTGTGATCCAGGGGATCACCCACGAGACTGGGATCGTCGAGAACATCCTAGAGAAGCTGTCCGACTCCATTGGAGTACGGGCGAATACTGCCTACCTGTGGGCACAGCGGAACAACTACTACTGGGGCTTACCAGAGTCCAAGGTAGTGAATGGTGTGGATGCTCGTACTGTAGTGGTTCAAACCATCGCACGAAGCGAGGGAACAATCACCACCTACTACAACCAGTTCGGTCCACTGAACTCCCTGCACTGGGGATTCACTGAATTGGTTCGGCTGTACCAGTACAACCCGCTGACCAATGAATTGCCCGGACTCAGCACCACGAAGGGTTCGAAGGTCTACCTGTTCGACATGATCCCTGTCTTCCAGACCGACACTGTGGCATGGGCAGACGAGACAGCGAACAAGGGCATGCTTCAGGATTTTGGTTTCAGTCCGAAGTCTGGGTACACGCCAAGCCGTCCGTACAACACCATTGGGGGAATGGGTCAGTTCGCTGGCTGGTCGCCCTACCGTACTGACAACTCCTACGGAGAGGACTACGTTCTGCTGACCTACGAGTGGAAGGATGCTCAGGGTGTGATCAAGCAGGAAACCATCCGCATGATCATGAACCTGGACCTGTCCCTGGACTACCATCAGGTTCGGTTCCGTAGGCAGGATGGAACCCAAGGATTCTTCACCTATCAAGACGGCAAGGGAACCTATCCGCTGATCGATGGTGTGTTCAACCTCGACTACACAAAGCAGGGTACCTACTACCCTTGGATGTACTGCCGCTTCAACAAGATGAACGTGAAGGACATCCCAGGCAATGCCTACAGGGATGTGAAGGAGGTGGCCAAGATCTCCGGTATTGGGATCGATGAGCTTATCGATGGGGTTCATGCTGACCCGGACATTGGTGACGTGGCTCAGGTAGTCCTGTTCTACGGTGTGCCACCAGGGGCAACGAACCAGGACCAGCTGACCTACATCTTCGAGTACCTGCTGCTGTTGCACTCCGAGGCGTTGGCTCAGATCCAGAAGGCTGAGAACCTCCAGGGCAAGCTGGGTGATTACTCCAACACGGCTGACCAGATGATCACCATGCGGGACAAGTACTTCAAGATGGACTTCTCCTTCAGCGGTATCACGGTTAACCGCAAGTCGGGGAAGGTTGGGCCTATTGGTTTCATCAACGTGAAGTCTGGTATGGCCGACAAGTCTTCTGGTCAGATCAAGACCCAGCAGCCGGCGTACACCTATACCCGTCAAGCCATGGACTCCATGTACGACGAGGTGATCATCTACAACCCGGCAATGCACTACCAGATCACCAGCAAGAAGGGTCACGTAGCTCAGCTTGGACAACCCGAACTACTGATCCCCGTGGACCGAGTAGTACTCAGTCAGCTTGGTTTGAGAGCACAGGAACAACTCCTGTGCCGTAGCCTGCACATGGCGATCAACACGCAGGTACAGATCAAGACTCCCTGGTATGCCAGCGGCTTCTTCAAGGTGATCCTGATTGTGGTGTCTGTGGCAGTCACCATCTTCACCGCAGGTAGTGCTTGGGGAACCATCGTCGCAGCAGCCTCCCTCGGAGTGGCTGCTCTGACCATGGTGATCGTACAGATGATCGTCACTACCCTGGCCGTCAGCTACGGTGTGAAGCTGTTCGTCCGTGCTGTTGGACCTGAACTGGGTATCCTGGCTGCGGTAGCTGCCCTGGCTGTTGGTGCCTACGGGATGTCTACCAATGCCACCTGGAGCGAGAACCTCATGGCTGTGAGCCAGGGTATCGCCAAGGAATCCCAGACCATGGAACAGGCTGGTCTGATGGATGTCATGAAGGAACTGGAACGGAACCAGACCTACTACGCTGACCAACTCCAGAGTCTGGAAGACCAGCGTCGTGAGCTTGGTTTGGTGGAGTTCCAAGCACTTCAGGGTGAGGACTTCGTGAATCGACCCCTGACCATCCTGGGTGAAAGTACTGACGACTTCTTCGCAAGGACTGTGCATGCAGGGAACATTGGGGCTGCTAGCTTCCAACTGACGGAATACTTCGTAGATGCTAAGCTACAGCTTCCTTCCATAAACGAAACCATAGAGGAAATCAACAATGGCCTATCCGTACAGTGATATGCCTTTCGGAGTCGAGCTGGATACGTCCACTCTCGGTTCCTTTGGCTTGGGTGGTCCCCAAACTCAACTACAGATGCAGATGCCTGCTGTAGACGTGAACGCTGCTGCCTCTGGTGGTAGTGGTTTCATGTCTGGCTTCAGCAACATCTTCAGCCGTGATTCCATGTTCGGTGGTGTAGCCCCGAGCGGTGCTCAGACTGGTGGCTGGGTAATGCCTGCCCTGGGCATTGGCCAAGCTGTCTTCGGTGCCATTGGTGCCAACCGTCAGCAACGTGCTGCACGTGATCAGCTGGCAGAGTCTCGCCGTCAGTTCGACATGAACTATGGTGCTCAACGCCAGTCGATCAATACCAACCTGGAAGACCGGCAGCGTGCACGAGTGGCATCCAACCCCACGGCCTATGAGTCCGTGGATTCCTACATGGAACGGAACCGGATTCGCTAATGGCCCAAGAGATCACTTGGCGTAATATTGGTGCAACGGTAAGTCCTGGCAGTGCATCTTCGATGTCTGCTGGGACTACCGGTGTCCAACAAGCACTTGGTGCACTGGGTGACATCATCTCCCGTCAACAGGAGATGAACGTCAACAATGCCAAGTTGCAGCGTGAAGCCAACACGCAAAGCTATCTGGACCAGGTGGCAGCATCCACCCTGGAACAACTCAGCAACGCAGACTATCGCAGTGGCTTGGAGGCCCAACGTGATGCGATGGGGATGAACCTGGATCGTGCTGCTACCCGAGATGCGATCACCAAGCAGATCAGTGCTCAGCAGAACCAAGCGGCTGCTACTCAGAAGTTCGACGATATGCAGGCAGAAGTAGGTCAACGAGGTGTCGTAGACCAGCTTCGTACTCTGGCAGCTGAAGGTCGTACTGGTGAAGTCAACCAGATCTTGGCTGAGCAACAGCTGATCAACGAGGGTGAGATCCGCAAGGAACTCACCGGTGTGCAGGATGCTATCCAGAATCGGCAGTACCGTGCAGCTGGTGAACAGCGTGCACAGGCAGCGGCCAACCGGGCAGCTGAAGCACACTCCCTCTCCATGGCTGCTGGCCGGGAGAATCTGGCTTTCACTCGTGAACAGCGTGACGAACTACGCCGTGATCGAGATGAAGCGAAGCTGGTTTCGGGAACCATCGCTACTACCTTCCAGGACTACGATGAGTCCCGTCAGGCACAGAGCGAGATCATGCGAATCGTAGGCAAGGAAGTTGGTATGCCTACTGATGACCAGGGTATGCCTGACATGAGCCGGGCTTCGCAAGACCAGCTTGATGCCTTCAGCAATGCGCTGAACGAAGCTGGTGTGCAAGCCAATACCTCTCCTACCGAGCGACGCAATGCTGCACTCAAGTCTCTCGTGGATGCCGGGGTAAGCTCGAAGGGTATCGCCCAGGCCAAGCAAGAGATGGAACTCCGGGAATCCCTGGAGGGTCTGGCTCCGCAAGATCGGACGAAGGTTGAAGCAACCATCGGTGCGGTTAACGCCGAACTGGATACCCTGCAACGTACAGCTACCGAGGACTACGAACGGGAAGTTGCACGCAACCCGTTTGTCGAGCCTGACAAGGATCCGCTGGGTTCGGTCAACAAGATCGTCGATAAGGCTGTGAAGTCTGGTTTCGGCTGGGAAGGTGACCGCCAGGATCTGAACAACATGCTCGTGGACTTCGCCACCAACGGCATCAAGCTACCGGACGGACGTACTGCTGTGGTTCCGTCGAAGCTGTTGGAACAGGCGTTCAATACCACGAACACTTGGCTGTTCAAGAATGCCAGTGACGTGGAGAAACGGATCATCGAACTCATGACCACTGATGGCATGACTCAGATGCGAGAAGACGCTCCGACCATTCGGGAAAACTTCCTGAAAACCGTGTCGGACATCGCCAACCAAAAACGGTCAAATGCCGTTAAGGTAACTCGCTCGGCAGAACGGGAAAAGGGTGTTACCATGGACCCAACCGATGATCTAACTTTTGCACTACGAGGGAGGAAACGATAGATGGCTGATTTCGACTTGGATCAATTCCTGTCGGATCGTCAAGAGGCGAATGCCGGGGCTACCCCGGCATTCGACGCTCTGGACTTTGCCAGTGCGGGCCTGGACATGAAGGGTTCGCAGAAGGCTTACGACCTCGACGGCATCCGCGAGCGCAAGAAGCGCAACGTGGAAGAATCCCTCATCGGCAAGATGGGTATCACCCCAGGTGCTGCTGGCACTGAGATCCTCAACGCTGCTGCTTCCTTCGTATCCGGTACTGGCCGTGCTCTCGGCGACGTGATCGCTCTCCCGATCAACGCTGCTGCTGACATGGGTCAGGCTGGCGTAACCAACGAAGCCATCGAAGCCTACAACCGCTACGTCTCCGGCCAGATGCAGGAAGGCGATGAAGCCATCCTGAGCCAGACTGCTGCCGGTGACGACGGTGTTCCCCAGACCATGCTGCAACGTATGCAAGGTGTGGACGAACTCCGCAAGCTCTCTACCAACGTGGACAAGTTCTTCGACTGGTCGAGCATCGTAGACACTACTCGCCGTGACCAACTGAGCGACGACATCGCTGATGCGACTGCTGGTGGCGTAGAACGTCTCCGCAATGCAGGTGAGTCCTTCAGCCGTGGCGAGATTCTGGATGGCTTGGTGCAAGGTGCACTCGGTGTTGGCCAGACCGCTGCTACCGCTATCGGTGCATCGGCAACCAACCCGCTGGCAGTCGGCGAGTACACTGTGGAAAACGCTCCGCAGATGCTGGCCTATGCCGCTAACCCTGTGCTGGGTGCTGCTACCAACGTGGGCTACGCCTCGGATGAATACCGTGAAGGCATCACCGAGTACCAGGCTGAGAACCAAGGCCAGCTGCCGGATGCTGACGATCGTCTGAAGATGGGTCTTGCTGCTGCTTCTCTGGCAGTAGCTGAGCAGGTAGCCGATGCTGGCATCCTGCGTGGTATCCGTGGTGAAGGTGGTGGTTTGATCCGCTCTACTCTTGGTTCCAGCGCTCGTGAAGGCGTGACCGAGGGTTACCAAACCTGGGGTGAGAACGTTGCTCACCTGAAAGACACCAGCCTGGAAGAGATCGTCGAAGCTGCAACCATCGGTGCTGCTGTCGGCGGAACCATGAACATCGGTGGCCGTGCTGCTGTAGGTGCCCGCTCTGGTGCTACCCGTGCTGAGGCTGCTTTGGCTTCGCGTGAAGCTGTGAATGCTGCCCGTGAAACCGGCGACATCTCTGCCCTGACCGATGTGACCTCGGAGTCCTATAACCCTGCTGGTGCAGTGGTAGTTCTCCAGGAACAAGTCATGGCTGACGGTGTGACCCAAGAGGTCAAGGACCGTGCCCTGGAGCAGGCTGACACCATCGAGCAGGAAGCTGCCCAGCGTGTATCTCAGCTGGAGCAGGAACAAGTCCTGTTCAGTGAAGAAGGTCTGGCCAAGGTAGAGCAAGCCATCGAACAACGTGAGCAGGCCAAGCAGGGTGCTGATGAAGCTACCGTTGCCCGTCTGGACGAAGAACTGGCCAACCTGAGTGGCGTACGTGAGCAGATCCGCAACATCACTCCTGAGCAGCGTCAGGCTCAAGCCAAGGAACTGAAGGATGCTCAGCAGGTACTGACCGCTACTCGTGACGCCATCAAGCGTTTCCAGGTGGAAGCCGCTCCGAAAGCTGCCGAGGTAGAGACTCTGGTTCAGGAAGCTGCTGTCCAGCCGGAAGCCTCCGAGCGTCTGGTCACCCTGACCATGATCAACCCGGATGCCCTGAGCCTGGAACAGGTGGATGCTCTGGTGGCTGACACCAGCAACACCCTTACCGCTGAGCAGCGTACATCCCTGCGTAGCTTCAGCGAAGCACAGGTTGCACTCAACGAACTCAAGGGTCTGAGCGGTGTACGCACTGACATCGAGTCTGGTGGTGATGGCTTCAAAGGTCTGCCTCAGTACCGCAACTCTGTGCGTATGGCTCTGATGAACGGCAACGAAGAAGCGGCTGCTGGTCAGGTAGACCAACTGCGTGCCTTCGCTGACAGTCGTGTGGCGAAGTTCAATGCCATCGACGCTGCGTATCAACAGGTCAAGGGTACCGACAACTCCATTCGTATCGTACGTGATGAAGCTGGCAATTGGACCGAAGCACCGGAGTCCATGACTGCCCGCCAACTGAAGTCGGCTGGTGGTCTGGAGATCTCCGCTCGCTCCTTCAAGCTGCGTGATGCTGTAGCACTGGAAGCCACCGCACTGTCTCGCTCGGCTGAGTCTTTGGGTGAACTGGTCAAGGCTGGTCCGATTGGCCGTCCGAACCCTGTAGTGCAAGAAGCTGCCCCTGTACAGGAAGCGCCCGTACAGGTAGCTGAAGAGGTGGCCCCGGTAGAGGCGCCTATCGCTCAGGTCACTGAAGATGTCCCAGTCAGTGAAGCCGAGTCGATCCAGGCAGAACCTTCTACCGAGGCCGAAACTGGTGAACTCACGGCTGTCCGTGAGGGTGAAGCTGTGCGTGGTCAGGAAGTTGCCGCCGAGAACTACCAGACTACCAACCTGGTTTCCGCCTTCTTCCAGCAGTCCCCGGCTCGCAATGACGGTGACACTCAGAAGCCTCTGGTAGCAGTCAAAGACTTCGCTACCAAGATCCGCACTGGTGAAGGTCGCATGGCTGAGTTCGCTGGTGTGAAGAGCTTCACCGGCCAGCAACAGTCCGCCATCAAGCAGTTCATGAAGTTCCAGCGTGCTGCCAAGCCGATCATCGAGCGTACGCTGAAGCCATACACCTCGAAGACCAGCGATGCCAGCCGCTACTACTTCCGTGACTACGCTCAGTTCCTGGTGAACGCTGACGGTACTCTGGACGAGAACCTGACCACTGCCATTGCCTACGGTGCGTACGACTGGGCTATCGATGCGGCCAACAACCTGGTCAACACCGATGCCGGTATCAATGCCATCCTGGGCAAGGACTCCGATGATGAAGTCTCCCCTGCTGCCTATGCAGTCCTGGGCAACGTAGGTACTCGACAGGCCACCGCAGCTTCCCAGCTGGGTGCCAAGATCGTTGATGTCCTTGGTTTGGAAGTCCTGCCGAATGCTCCTGTGAACGAGCGTGCTCGTCTGGAAGCTTCCCTGGGTGAGCATGCCTTGGCTCTTCTGGTGAAGATGGGTGTGGCGAAGATCACCACTGTCAGCGACGCCAAGCTGAAGTCCCTGATGGACTCCAATGAACCGGCCAACCCCCGAGTCAAGCACTACTTCCTGACCCCGGTCAGTGAGCGTGTAGACGGTAAGCTGGTTCCGGGTGCAGTTGCTCGCCAGATCCGTGAAGCCAATACCGGAAGCCAGTCCATCTTGGCCAAGCTGTTCGGTTCGACTGAAGGTCAGACTGAGCCGAGCTTCACTCCGGTTCCCTTTACCCAGAAGAACGCCAAGCGTACTCAGCAGCCGGTACCCAAGGAACTGGCCAAGATCCTGGACGATGCAGGCAAGCGTCCCATGCGTCTTCGCCAGGACATGTTCCAAGTCTGGGGCAACCTGTCCGAGAACGCATTGGCCACCATCGCTGGTGCTGTAGATGTCGAAGGTGGTTTCGTACACAAGGCCAACCGTGCTGGCACCCAAGCCAAGAACGATGGACTCGTACGCCAGATCGACAACTTCAACGAGTTCTTCGGTCGGATCCAAGAGGTCTCTGACCTTGGCTTGGAACAGCCGCTGTACTTCGACCGGAGCGTGTGGAAGCCCCAGCGTGTTGGCTTGACTGCCAACATGATCAACCCTCAGACCAGCAAGGTGCATCGCCACATGCTGGCAATGGAAGGCTGGGAGAACACCATCAACCTGTCCAACAAGGCAGAGATGGATAGCTTCAAGCTGCGTGTACTGGAGTCCTTCGGCGTGAAGACCGAGGGCAACAACACCTCGAAAGTGCTGGCCAAGTACGACAGCAAGGTGAACACCCCGGCGATCCAGGCTGGTGTATCTGCCCTGGCTGAGATCCTCCGTGGTGAGGCCCAAGACACTGTGGCCAACGAGTCCGCAATCCTGGCAGCCGTAGCCGAAGCTGGTGAGAAGTTCTTCAGCTTGGATGGCTTGGTAGCACTGGCTCAAGAGAAGATCGCCCGTGATAACGGTGCTGAGTCCTTCACTACCCAGCTGCTCGGCGAAGTGGACGGTGTGACCAACGGTCCTATGCTGTCCCTGCTGATGTCTGGTGCCAAGGGCTTTGACACTCTGAACCAGGGTGGTTTCTTCAGCCTGGAAGATCCGTACACCCAGTTCAACGACTACAAGGCACAGGGCAACCTGGACCTGTACGAGGGCACCATCAAGGCTGTGCTGGACCGTCTGGGCAATGAACCGCTGCTGTCCTCTGTGGAAGTCATCACTGGTGTGCTGACCAACGAGGAAGGCGGTGTATCGTCCAAGGGCCGTAACGTCATCAAGAAGCCCCTGACCGCAATGATGTTTGGTTCCAACACCAAGACTGCTGTCAGCGGTATGACTGATGCCTTCATCGAAACCATCTACTCCAAGATGGAAGACGCTGCCAATGCTGGTGACCAAGCTGCCCTGTCCAAGGTGATCGCTGCCGTGAACAGCCTCATCGGTTCGAAGAACAGCGACAAGCGTCAGCTGTGGCCTACCGACATGGGCTTCGAGCAAGCACTGAATACCGTTTACTCCCCGGTCCAGCAGACCGCCATCAAGGCTGCCTTCTATGACCTTCTGGGTAGCAAGGTAGAGAGTGCACTGAACGATACCTACGAGGTCTTCATCGCTCGCCGTGACACCATCAACAAGACTGCGAACATGGCTTTCCAGATGTACGAAGCTGTCTTCCAGGCTCGTCGTGATGAACTCCTGGCTTCGGCCAACCTGCCTCGTGGCAATGATGGCCAGCCTTTCGCTGACCTCACTCGTGCCCAGATCGACCAGATCCGTAACGAGTTGAAGGACATGGAGCCGATCCTGCACACCGCTTTCTCGAAAGCCAGTGGTGACCTGGATTCGGGGATGCTGATGGCGAAGACTCGTCGTGAACTGAACGACTCTCCCCTGTACCGCTCGGAAGTCCACTTCGCTGAACCTCTGGAGTTCACCGATGAGGAAGGCCGCAAGCAGTCCGTGAAGAGCTTCCGTGCCAGTGGCATGACCACCGTCAACGAAGGTCCGGGAGTAGCTCCGTTCATCACTGCTACCCACGCAGGTGACTCGTTCATCTCCCACAATGCACTGATGGGCGAAGATGTCCTGAACATCCACGATGCTCATGGTGTAGGTGTACTGGGCATGGACGCTGCTGGCCAACGCCTGAACGAGCAGACCTTCAAGCTGATGCTGAACTACTCGGCAGCCAGTGAGATGGTTTCGACCTTCGAGCGTACTCTTGCTGGCTTCAGCAAGTGGGTACAGGATCCGCAGGTTGCAAACCAGTTCGGCAAGTACCTGGAAAGCCAGAAGACTACCGTCTCCACTCAGCTGGCCAGCATCCGTCACGTCGCTGAACAGGCTGACACTGACAAGCTGAACATGCTGGCCAACATGCGTGCAGTGGGTCAGTACGCTACCGATGGTGGTAGCTACATCGTTACCGATGCTGACCGTGCCGCTGCTGTGAAGGCTCGTGAAGAGATCGGTAGCACCTTCAATCCTGAAGCGGAAACGATGGCTGATGCTATCGACGCCCAGCTGAAGGCTACCCCTCGTGAAGCCAAGCCTGCTGCTCGCAAGCCGCTCCGCAATGACTCGGTACAGTCCCTGGCTCCGGCTACTACGCTGAACACCATGGATCGCATCAAGGCTGACGGGCAGCTGCAACAGGACATCCAGCAGGTAGCCCAGGTGATGGAGAAATCCAATCTGAGCCTGGAGTCTGCCAAGGAAGTTCTGCCGGAAGATCGTGCGGCTGAGGTAGTCCAAGCTGTCCAACAGAACAGCCGTGACAAGACCTCGGTATGGGGTGAACTGGGCCAGCCGGTAACTCCGTCTGACCAAGCACTGGTGGATCTGCTGACCGAAACCAATGACCTCACTACCCGTGGTCTGGCTGAAGCTCTGGTAGCCCGCACCAATGATCCCTTCCGCAAGCAGGTGCTCCGTGCCGCTCTCCGGTCCATCCGTGAAGATGTACCGGTCAAGCTGGTCACCTCTACCACTGGCCCGGAAGGTGCAGTTGGTGAGGGTGTGAGCAAGGCTCGTGGTTGGTACGCAACCCGTGGCAACTTCGAGGCTCTCTACGTGAAGAGTACTGAGTTCGTTGAGTCCGGTATCACTGAAGAGATGCTGACCCATGAACTGCTGCACGTGAGCCTGGGTCGTACCATCCAGCGTGAACTGGACAAGAAACAAGCCAATGCCAACTACGACTCTGCTACTTGGCGTATGGTCAATGACCTGGAGATGATCCGTGCTCGTGCTAGCGACATGCTGAGCAAGAACGGTGGTCTGTCTTCCAAGTACTCCAACGCTGTCTCGAACGTGCATGAGCTTGTCAGCTGGGGTATGACCAACCAAGGCTTCCAGGAAGAAGTCCTGAAGAAGCTGGAGATGCCTGCTGGTAAGCGTGATGCTGGTTTCACTGATGGCTTGCTGCGGTTCATTCGTAACCTGACTGCCCTGCTGTTCCGTGACACCAAGCCGTCCGATACCAATGCCATGGCTTTGGTGATCAGCAATACCTCTGGCTTGTTCGCTGAGGCTGCTTCACAGATGGCCAAGCGTAGCGATCTGACCCTGAAGTACGAGGACGCTGTAGATCAGGTCAATGCCATGAGCAGTGAGCAGATCTTCAATGCCCTGGAAAGCGAGAAGACTCCGCTTACCGAGGCTCACAGCAACAAGCTGAAGTCTGTCCTGAACAGCATCGTCACCGAGCTTTACGGCCCCATGGGTGCATTCCGCAACGAGGTTGCCCGTGGCCAAGCACTGACCACCACTGATGCCGTCCTGAAAGCTCTGGACACTGGCCGCCTGCCCTTCGCCTCTCAGGCATTGGCTTCGGCGTTCATTGTCAGCCCGCAGGAAGCCTACGTGCTGGAGCAGGTTGAGGCTACTGTGGCCACCACTCTGAACAGCAACGATGGAATCTTCATCCGCAGCAGCCTGGAGAACCTATGGCGTGAAGCCAAGGATCGCCTGACTGCGAAGGACTTCTTCGCTGGTGAGTGGGACCAAGCCACTCAAGCAGAGAAGGATGTAGCACAGGAGAAGTACAACTTCCTGTTCCGTCCTGAGCGTGTTGGTTCCCGCAGCGACTACCTGAGCCGCTTTGCTGCCCTGGGTGTAGCGAGCCAAGAAGTAGCGAACCTGCTCCAGTTCACTACCCGTAGCAGCGAGAAGTCCTTGGCTGGTATGCCACTGGCTACTCGTCTGGTGGAGATGTTCCGCCGTCTGCTTACCCGTCTGGGTCAGCTGCACGACAAGACTCGTCCGGGTGAGGTGGCTGAGAGCCGACTGTTCACCCTGGTGGATCGTCTGGTGGATATCGAAGCCAAGCGTCGTGGCCGTCTGGCTGACCAGAAAGTGGGTGCCCTGGATCAGGTGGAAACTGCCCTGGCAAACACTGGTGAAGCCATCAAGGACAACCTGAACCGGATCGCTGAATCGACCTTCTTCACTCAGTCGGACAGCCCCTTCGTTCGGGTAGCTGGCAAGACCATCAGCACCATCACCAATGAGCGTGTTGGCTTGGTCCTGGACGGTATCACTCGCATCCGTGACAACGCTTTCAAGAGCCAGCACGGCATGGCCATGCAGGTAGTGAACGAGATGCGTGGGGCACACGAGGGTAACCTCGCTGCACACACTCTGTTCAAGCAAGCCAAGTCCAACGAGATGGCTCGTAAGCAACACATCGAGTACACCGCTGCGATGATCAATGAGGGCTTCAAGGACAACGGGCAGTACCTGAGCACTGAAGACCGTGCCGCACTGACCAAGGGTTTCCTGCGTACCAACATGGGTAACCTTCGTGAAGCCCTGGGTATGGATCGGTTGAAGGAAGTCCTTCTGGACAATGGCGAATTCACCAATCTCCGCAAAGACCTCGAAGACCAACTGCTGGCATTGCCGAATGGTCAGTATTTCCTGGGTGCTGTGAAGGATCTGGCTTACCACCGTGTGATTGGTGGCAACGTAAGCCCGAACCTGATGCTGAACAGTGCGAACATCGCAGACATGCTTGGTACCAAGCGTGTGCTCCAGTCCTCCAAGGCAGACCGTGCGAAAGCCATCGAACTGCTGGACCAGCTACAAGCTGTCTATGGGTGGGAGTACACTGGTTCCCAGGTGAAGAGCCGTGCCCGTGAAGTGCTGAAGACCGAATCCAACCGTACCGATGGCAACGGTGTGGATCTGATCCTGGCTATGCACCATGGCTTGGGTAAGCGCTCCAAGGATGCCCTGTTCCAAGGCACCGAGCGTCTGTACACCGATGGCTACGTACCGGACATCTTCGACTCCAAGATCGAAGTGCTGGCCGTAGACCGCAGTGATCTGCCCTACTTCCAGAAGCGTGGCTACGCTGTTGCTGGTGACGTGCAGGTAGACCAACGTGCTGGTCTGGAATCCGACAAGGTTCTGGTGACCCGTCGTGGCAGTGGTCAGATTGGTTTGCTGACTGGTGCGATGAGCTACACCGGTGTGCATGCTCGTGGTACCAAGGTGGACCGTCAGGCTACCAACATGCTGTCGTCCGCTCCGGGAACTGCGAAGAACGCCATCACTACCATCAAGCGCAACATTGCACAGGATGTGAGTGACATGTTCCTGCGTGATCGTTCCTACGATCCTCGCCAACAGAAGCCGGGCCGAGTGTCTCCCGTGGTAAACCCGAACGGAGCTATTGTGGACTATCGCTACACCATGACTGAACACAACCGTGACAGTCTGCTGGATCGTGATAACTCCATGGAGCAGGTACTGGGTACCCTTGCAGGTCAGATCGTGGACAAGGTTGACTCCGCAATCCAGAACGCAGACGTTGTTCGTGCTATGTACGACCAGTTCCGTGAGGATTACGCCAACCGTCCCAGCAGCTACTTGGTAGTAGGCAAGGACAGCACCGATCCGCAACTGCTTGAGTTGTACCAACTGCTGCCGGAAACCACTAAGCGTGAGATCCGTAAGACTTGGGGTAGCGACAACATGCAGATCCCTGCTGATCAGCTGAACATGATCATGGGTTACCGCAAGTACAGCCTGACCACTCCGTTTGGCTTGGCAGAAGACGAACGCAACATCGCCGAGAAGGTGCTTGTACGTGTTGCTGAAGCTATCCTGGGCGAGAAGGCAGCACTTCGCATTGGTCGTGCTGAGGATGTGATGCAGGAACTGGTCCGTGAAGCCAAGGACATCCTGGTAATCAAGAACATCACCACTCTCGTAGGCAACATTGTCTCGAACATGACTCTGTTGGCTTGGGAAGGTGTTGGCTTGGCTGAGGGTGTGCGTGCTCACGCTACCGGTATCAAGGCTGCTCTCCAGTATCGTCAGGACAACAAGAAGCTTATCCAGCTTCAACGTGCCCTGGATGTTGGTTACCTGCCTTCCGGTGAGCAAGCTGTACGCGATGAGATCGCTGTGATGATGGATCGCCTGAATCGCAACCCGATCAAGCCGCTGGTAGATGCTGGACTGATGCCCACCATCGTAGAAGATGTGGAAGCTGATGACTCGCAGTACAGCTACAAGTCTTTGCTCCAGAAGAAGACTGAGAAGTACACCAGCAAGCTGCCGAAGTTGGTTCGGGACATTGGCCGTCAGGTCTACATGACCCACGACACTGCTGTGTACAAGTTCTTGAGTCAAACCACTCAGCTGAGTGACCTGGTTGCTCGTTACGCTCTGTATGAGCACCTGACTACTCGTGCGAAGGATCCGCTGAGTAAAGCTGATGCACTGCGTCAGGCTGAAGAATCGTTCATCAACTACGACTTGCCTTCTGGCCGTGGTCTTCAGTTCATGAACGACATGGGTCTGGTGATGTTCACCAAGTACTATCTGCGTGTGCAGAAGGTGATCGCTCGCTTGATCCGTCAGAAGCCTGCTCGTGCACTGGCTCTGGTTGCTGCCAACTACTTTGTGAGTGGCTTGCAGTCGGTAATGGATAGCTCTTGGATCAACCGGATCGGGCACAACCCGTTCCAGTCTGGTCCGTGGTCCTGGCCATCCAGCTTGAGTGAACTACCAGGTATTAAAGGTCTGATGAACCTGTAATGAAGAAAGGGGGAGCTATTGCTCCCCCTCCTTCTTCCTGCTGAAGCAATACTTCAACCATTCCCATCCTACCCAGCAGAGGATGAGTAGCACGATGAACAGTGCTACTACCACGCCGAGTATTCTGAAGATCCAGCTGAATACGAAGCCAATGAATAGAATGCCTATCACGGCTCCTGCCAGTGCCCCAGCACCGAACAATCCTTTCAGGACTCCCATACGGACTCCTTACTTCTTGTCGAGGAAGGCCATACCTTTCTGCACAACTTCTTGTGCCAGGGCAGGATCTTGTACCGCAGCCGCATAGGACATGAGGTACTGGATGTGGATGTTCTCGCCCTTCTCGCCGAGAGCAGCACGAGTCATCACACCGTTGGGCAAGCTGGCAGACCAGTACAGCGGGATGCTGTGCTCGTTGGCCAGTCGCAGTGCTTCATCCAGTAGAGCCTTCAGGCTCGGCGGGATGTCGGACTCGTAATTGCTGCCACGGAGGCTGTGCTGTACGCCCTGGCGCTTGGCTTCTACTACCGCATCTACCAAGCTCATTGCGCTACCTTCTTGGTCGCGGCGATGTTCTCGTTGCCGACTGCACGGAAGGCACGGAGGAAGCGGTCGGTTTCCTGCTTCAGGGCAGCGTCGAACATCTCCAGGGTAGCCATACCGTCGTCGGTGGCATTGTCCCGTAAGGTGTTCGTCAGCTTGTTGCGCATTTCGATGAGGTGTAGCACACGTGTGACGTGCATGTTTTTCAGCATGCACGCTTTGCTCAAATCGCCCATGGCGAAGTTCCTTCTGGTTGGGTGTAAGGGATGGAGTGCTCTGGTCTGGACCCCATTGCGGGGTGGTGGGTGTACCCGTTGCAACGGGCCAGAGCACTCCCTTATGCCTACTGGTTCAATAGACATAAGAAAGCCAGCTGGGGGTAGCTGGCTTGGTCTACAGAGGCATTAGTTAAGGGAGGTGGTAAACGGCCCCTTGGATCTAGGGGGACAAGGGGGACTTGGTAGTGGTATCCAGGGGCCGATGAGGTGGTAAGAGGTTGTCTCCACTTCATGGTTCTCAACTTACAGGAGGCTGACATGGCAGTCAACACTAAAAAGAGTCCGCCTACCCGTAACCATTACGAGAACTTCAGAAAAGGAATGAAGGTAGTGACGTATCAGCGGACAAAAGGGAATGCTCTTTTTACTGTGGACTGTGATCCTGCGGAGGCTGTTGGCCTTCACGCATGCTGAAGCCAGAGATACGACCATTACGGTAGTCTGCTGCTTCCACCGAACCAGTGGGGTACGGGTTGTCTTTCTCGGAGTTCTCCAAGCCAGCACGCACACCTTCGAGGTAAGCGACTGTGGCATCCATTCCAGGACGGAACGGGGGATTGAACTCTGCTTCGGTCATGGTTCCCAGGAAGGAGACACTGAGCATGATCGAGTTGGCTCCGATACCGCTACGCTCCTTGATCTGAGCGATGAGGGGTATGGTGAAGTCGTGAGCCTTGCCCTGCTCGAAAGCATGGATGGCTGATTGGAAGACGGTGCCTACGCCAGTGGGTGCAGCGAAGGCCAGGAGATAGTACGACTTGGGTTTCATGGCTTACTCCGGTAGAGACAGCCCCCTGTTACGGGGGCTATCGGCCTGGAAGGGGTGTTAGCTGAAGAGGCTACCACCAGTGCTGGCCGGGGCAGCTTGACCAGCCTCCGGCTCTTCTTCCTTGGCTTCCACCTCGGTAGCCACAGCCGGCTCTTCGGTAGCTACTTCGACCGGCGCTTCTTCGCTTGCCTTGGATTCGGCAACGGCAGCTGCCAGGCCGGCGGCCGCTTCGGTGTTGACGACTTTCTTCTCGGCCTTCTTCGGCTTCTCGGCTACTTCCGCAACCTGCGGTTCGGTAGCGACCGGTGCCTTGGTGCCGACCAGGCTGGCTACGGCCAGTTCCGGTACTTCGACGAAAGCCACGATGCCACCGTCGCCCTTGCGAGTGGTTTGGAAGGAGATCGACAGCTGGGAGGCGTCGGCTTTCAGGCCGTTGGCGGTCAGGTAGGTAGCGATGCCAGCGGCGACTTCGGCTTGTTGCAGTTCGATTTTCATCTTGGTTCCTTTTAAGTGAGCATGGCCAGGGCCAGCTTGAAATCATTGTGATGGAAGACCCCATACTCAGCTGCTGCACAGGCATCAGCCATGTGTTCAGACCGGCTGGCGATCACTTCCCCTTTCGGGGTCATGGGCCAATTGAGATGGGGGTATTTCTTGACTGCCCATTCGATCATGGCCTCCTTCGAAGCTGTCTTCGAATTACAAGCCATGACCTTCAGGTCAGTTGGGGTGAGCAGGTGGAAGGGCTTGCCGTTTGCTCGCACGGCAGAGAGGATCCCAATGCACATGCCGTAGCTTTTCATGGCTGCGGCAGACTGGGATCCTACAGGCACTTCCACGAATATTACGTTGGCTTCCTTGATCACCTCCATGACTCTGGTGGTGATCTCGGTAGACCGGTTCAAGTCATCGCTGTTGACGCGAATCTGCTTGTCCTTGGTCTTGGAAGTCTTGATGACTTCGATATGCCGTAGGCTGAGGGTGTTGGAGGTTGTGTCGTACTGACCGCAGGCTAGACCCCAGTTGCTCATGCTGGGGTCCATGCCGACTACGTTCAGTCTTGCCATTGCTTCAGCCGCTCTTCGAGGATCTCGATGAGGTTACGCTGAGCAGTCTCCTGCTGTTCCAGGAGGCTGTAGGCGTACTCCGGGATGCCCACGGCAGCATCAGTATGCAGCAGGTTGGACAACCTTTCTTGCCGCTCACGAAGCTCCTGGAGTTCCAGTTTCAGCCGTTCCCGTGCACCCATTCTCCGCTTGTGCAGCTTCTGCATGAGTTCGTAGCCGGCGAACTTCCACACCTCGTCTTCAGCGTTACGACGAGCGACTTCTTTGCCGATCTCGGCATCGAATTCGTTGGGGTCCACACAGGCTGATTGACCGGTGACCGTCCAACCGTTGACCAGGGTAAGCTGGCATACGGTGGTCAAGCCAGAAGGAAGAACCGTGAAAGACTCTTCCACGATCATGTTCTTCACGTCTTGCGGGTTGACTTTCATTCGCTACCTCCAAGTAGCTCCAGCTGTTTCTTCAGCCGGGTGATCTCTTCCCGTAGCTTCTTGGTTTCCTGGTAGGCAAACCAAGATGTCCCCTTGCTGTAGCTAGCCATGATGGTCTTCACTTCTTCGGGGGTCAGCACGGTGAGCTTGATGTCGGAATTGGGTTCACAGAACATCGAACCGTCATCCCAATCGAAGCCAGGAACCACACTTAGCACATCCACAGATGGTCTCGCCCCGACAGTTCCGGGGCGGAGGACAGGGATGCGTAAGGTGTGGTCCAGCAACCGTTCGCGTTGTTGCGGGTTCGTGCAGTAGCTCAACTGCCGCTTCAACGAATCGAGCAGTTCCCGGACCTTCATGGCTTAGCTGAACAGGCTTGCGGGCTTACCGCCACCTGCTTGGCCGCCAGCCGGTGCGGGACGACCAGAGGCTGCACCGCTGCCAGCGCCCTTCTTGGTCTTGTCGCGGACGGTACCGGCCTTGGCTTCTTTCCACTTGTCGAAGAACTCGGGTTCAGCCTTGGCACGGGCTTCGTTCAGGGTCTTCTTGGTGCCGAAGTGGAAGACCGCCGCCACGTCGTTGGATTCGCGGGTTTCCGACGAATCTTCGTACTGGCCGGTGGCTTCGTTCTTGACGCGCTTGTTCTCGATGATCTTCTCCAGGGCCAGGTAGATGTCCTTGCCGGTCAGGTCGGTGAGGACCGGAACCTGCTTGGGTACTTCGGCCTTGGCGTCGAAGTCGTAGATCTTCAGGGTACGCTGTTCCGGCACACAGGCCGCCAGTTCTTTTTCGGCGGTCATGAGGCAGATGGCGTTGACGATGTTGAAGCCCGGTAGATAGTGCTTCTCGCCTTCGGCGTTCACGTAGTAGTTGGTCTGGCCTTTTTCCTTGCCGCTGGTCACGTACTGCTGAATCTTCAGCTTGCGACCGGTGCCGTGCTCTTCGAACTCGAAGTTCACTGCCAGGGCACCACCGGAGGATTCGGAGCCATAGGCGGCCAGGATCTTGAAGGCGTAGATGTCGGTGTCGAAGATACGACTGCCGCCGCCGATGCTGTCCTTGGCTTCTTTAATGTCGCTGTTGTTGCTGGTGCTGAGGTTACCGAACATAGTGCTGTTTCCTTTCGATGCGTGAATCAGTTGTAGTACCAGTCCAGATGGTCGAGAACCTTCTGGATGTCGTTGTCGATGTAGGTCTGCTCGTGAGTCCACATACCCATGGGACCACGAATGCGTTCACCGACAGTTTCCTTGGTGATCTGCGTCTGGAAGACGTGCTTGTAGCCAAGCATTTCCTCCTGCGGCGTGATCTCCAAGAGCTTGTTGTTCTCCTTGAACGGCTCCAGCTTCCCAAGCTCCACCTTCTTGGTGGAGATCACCGTGGAGAAGTAGGATTCGATGCCGTTGTTCTTCAAGGCACCCTTGACCGGGACACACACGTCCATGGCCATGGTTGCCTTGTTGTACTCTTCCTTGGTGTGAGCCAGGAAGATCACCTTGCAAGGACTGCTGGCAACCTTCTGCTGCATCAGATCCTTGAAGAACTGCTGGAAATCCATCCATGCAGCCTGCCCGTTGGCAGCCCGGTAGATGTACTGGGACTCGTACATGTCCAGCAGGTAGGTGAGGGTGTCGATGATGATGGTGTGGGCTTCTACCTTTCCCTCCACCACTGCATCGAAGACAGTGGGGATCTGGTAGGGATCGGTCACCGTCCGCTCGATGAAGCGAGACTTGAACGGCAGCCGCTTACCGGCTTCACAGTTCAGGTAGATGACCTTCTCCGGCTCCCGGAGATTCCGCAGACAGGCAGACTTGCCGGTAGCGGACAGACCGGAAACCAAGACCAGATGGTCGTTCACTTGCGTCATGATTGACTCCATGTTGGAAGCGAAAGGGTGCCGGAGGCACCCCTAAGCTCAGTTGCCGATGGCCCCTGCTTTCTTGGCTACAGAAACCATGATGGTGGAAGCGATCTCGATCTCAGTCAGCTTGTCAGCCATCTTCGAGTTGAGTTCGTTCACCTTGCCGTGGATTGCATTGACGTTGAAGCCAGCATCCAGAAGGATCATCGCGTAACGGAGCAACATGTTGTTCCTGTTGCCGTCGCCGGTGTTGTTGATTACCCAACGCTCCAGCTTGTCCATGGACGCTTGATCCTTGAGGTTACGGCGACGCTCTTCATCCTTGGTGGTCTTCGGAATGAAGGGCAGTGCGTCGAACAACTCACCATCCAGGTACTCGTAGTGACCGGCATGAGACAGCCACTTGCGAGCACGCTGACCGACACCATCGTCCACCTCGAAAGGCAGGGACTCGATGACGGCGTTGTAGAACTCCTTGTACTCCTTGGCGTCCATCTTCAGGGTGTAGTTCAACGGAAGGATGATGCGGAAGCGATCACCGTTGCCGTCCGTCTGATGGCGTTTCGTGGTGTACAGAAGAGCCTTGTAGCCCTTCAGGAATTCCTTGGCCGTGGACAGCTTGCACCCATGGTCAATGTCGATAACCAGCAGGTTGAAACCAACCCGACAGTTCTCTTCATTGCGGTGACCCTTTCGCTCTTCTCCACCATTGAGGTGGTGGTTGATCCAGTGGATACCATTGGCTTGGGTCATCTTCCACAGGTCATCCCAAGTCGCTAGATCGTTGAAGTAGCCGTACGCGATGTCCTGCGAGTAGGCCACGATCATGCTCTTGTCATGGATGTCGGTGGCTTGGAGTGCTTCCCCACGGAGGAACATGATGTCCTGCTCGTAGGTCTTCTTGATGATGATGTTGTTCTTGTAGCCCCAGGCAGTAGCCATCACCAGCATGTCGTCTTTCTGCTGACGGGAGCCACGGTAGAACGGTAGATCTTCATCCAGTTCAGCCACGGTGGTTTCTGCGTTGGTGGCTGCCAAGTACTTCGCCAGCTTCACGTAGGGACGGTCCCTGGTCATGAGCATGTCGAAGCACTCACCAGATTCCTCGGCAACCTTGATGGCCGCGTAGAGGTGATCCATGGTGAGTACCGGCGAGTCGTCCACGAAAGCATAGGCACCTGCCAGCTTGAGAGCCTTGAAGTACCGGTGCGTCACTTCTGCTTTCTTGGCTTCCTGGTGCTCCGGCAAGCCTGCTGCGATCTTCTCGCACTTGAGCTTGTACTCGATGGACAGCAGAGCGGTGTCCTTGTCCATGGTGAGCACGCGACGCATGTTGCTTGCGTCTGCCAGACGTTCCAGATCATCGCAGAGATCTTCGATGAAGGTAGAGGTGGAGTTCTTCGTCATGAGGTCGTAGACCTCTTCCGGAGTCATGTCCACCTTCTTGCCTTCACCAGCCATGCCGAAGAAACAGCGTCGAGCATAGCCAGTCTCCAGCAACTCCATCAGCTGGTCCTCGGTCTTGCCGCCATCCAGCAGCTTGCCGGGGGTACCGAAAGCCATGAGGTTGGTGGGCGTACGACCGATGATCTCTTCGCCGCGAAGGTTGTCGTTGGTGTTCTTGACCAGCTTCTGCTTGACCGAACCCACGTCGAACAGTTCCAGGAACGTCGGCATGATCTCGGTCATGGCAGGCAGGTTCAAGCCAATCTCGTCGACGACGAGGTTGACCGCACCAGCGTTGGCCATCAGCAGCTTGTGACGCATCTGCTTGACGGCTGGGCCAGTACCCGAGTCGAAGTCGTACAGCAGGGGGCCGAGAGACTTGAACTCCTTACGGACAGCTTCCTGCTCGTCGGGTAGTTCGGACCCCTTACGGATGTGGCGCTTGAACGCCAGATCGTCGAGGTGCTTCTCGGCTGCGGTGTCGAAGGTTTCCATGAACCGATGGCGGAAGCCATAGGTAATCTGGTCCTCCATCACCTTCGTGGAGAAGCCCTTACCTGCGCCAGAAGGCATCAGGTTGAGGGCGTACATGTTGACCGGAATCTCGCCGCGTTCGTGCGTCTTGATGTGGCAACGCATATGCGCTGCCATCATCGAGAACTGGAAGCCAACCAAGATCCTGAAGAACCTGTGGTTCTTGGATTGGGTCTTCTCGCACAGAATTTCGACGATGCGTTCCGAGGTCGGGTGGTGTTGCATTTCCTCGTACTTGAGCATCACTTACTCCAGGTTTATACGATGAGGTCGCCCTTGGCGATGAGCATGTCCTTCTGCGTACACAGTAGGTATGCCGGGCAGTAGAGGCAGGCTTTCACTTGGCCAGGAATGGTCTTCACTACGCCAACGTTCCCGTCCTTGGCCCGGTGAGCCATGGCTTCCGACAGGCTGTCGAAGTTCTTGGTGCTGCGAGCACCCTTCTGGTCAGCCTTGGCGGGGTCACGATAGTACTTGTACACCGGCTGGCTACGCCATAGCTCTTCGTCGCTGCACAGGGGCAGATCCGCTTCAGGCGTGTCCTTCAGGGACATCAGCAGCTTCACCCTGTTGGTGATCCACTCTTCTGTCTCATCAATGGGTAGCAGGTTGAACACCTTCGAAGCCACACGGCTCTGAGGATAGTCCTTGTTCTGCCGAGCCATGAACTTCTGCCAATCCGTGAAGATGAAGTGGATCCGCATGGTGTCCTTGGTGATCAGCCCAGGATTGAGGGCACGGTAGATCGACCCTTGCAGGATGTAGTCGCTGTCCTTCGTGTCCTTGATGTAGCTGAAGGTGGTGGTGGACTTGAAGTCTTCCACCTGCCCGTCTGCCACGAAGTCGTACTTACCGGAAACCATTACACCGGCGTACTCCTTCTTGGACCTCTGCTCCATGTAGACCGTGATGGCAGGCTGCTCATTGGCTTCGTTGAAAGCCTTGAGTTCCTCGTCGGTGGGATTCACCAGCACACGTCTGGCGACGCTTGCAGGGATGCCCAGGGCATCCAGTGCCCGGTCCTTGTTCACGGTCCAAGCCTTCTCGATGGAGTCGTGAATCGCTGCCCCCATGCGGTTGGCGATCATGCCCTCGATATCAGCCATGGAGTCGGATGGCTTGATCCGACGAGCCAGCACAACCTGCCTGATTGGTTTCATCAGGGTGGTGGCCGACAGCCCCGCTTCGCTGTAGTCGTAGTAGTCCGAAGCCAGCCATAAAGCCATGGCCATCGGAATGCCTGTCTGGTTGGTGTAGATCTGACCCATGTCAGTCGTCCTCTCCTGCGTTGTCTTCAAGCCAACGGTTGAGGGTATCCCTGGCTTCCTTCACGTCTTGCCAGAGGCTCTTGCCACCACTGCGTTGACCGGGTGCCATCAGCTTCTTGCGAGCATGGTCCAGGGCACCGGACGGATCCAGTTCACCCAGGGGGAACAGCATGTTGATCCGGTACACGTCGAGGTACTTCCAGGTACGGGGTAGCGGACGCTGGTAGCGGTTCAGAGGCGCAGCTTCACGCTGAACCTTGTTGGCCGGTTCTACTGACTTGACCGGCAACCTGCGGTGAAGCTTCTCGCAGTCTTCACAGGGCTGTCCCTGTGGATGCTGTGCCTTACACACGGGGTGAGGCGAGTATCGTGGATCTCTCATTAGCTTGCTCCAAAGTATCGGTTGAGGTGGAACACGGCTAGCTTGACTGCTGCCATGTAGCGAAGCGCTTGTCGCTTCTCCAAAGCCATGCCACCCATGAGCAGGTCATAGCACAGCTGAGGTTCTTGTAGCAGGACGAACAGACGTGCAGCCGACAACGGCCTCTGGGAGCCCTCTGTGGCTGATGAGATGCCTGAGAGGATGTCCTCTACCCCTCGGTCTGAAAACGCATCAGGTAGCCCCTGTAGGCGTTTTGCATGGGGGTTGGTAAACCAACGAGTCCGTGGTCCTCCTATCGATCTACGATCCAAGCCATGAAACCTGATGGTGTCAGCACGAGCCTTGCCCAGCTGAGCCAGGAGGTTTGGCATGGAGTCGATGGGGAAGTCCTTGAAGGGTACGTCCGCAGCGGTGAGTTTTTCCATGAAAACCTCCTGGTTAAAAAATGATCACGAAAGTGTCTTATATATAATAGGGGACTCTCACCCCTCTTCTTTCGAAGGGGTTCGCCCCTGGAAGGGGCCGTCCCAGGGCGACCACTAGCGCTCACCCTCCCCCTTCTCCATCCAGGGAAGGGGTCAGGTGAAGTGGTCGCCCGAGGAGCGAGCGCAGCGAGGCCCGCAAGGGATGACCCGTAGCCTGACCCCTGACCGGGGGAAATTGAATATTCAATTATTCCTTCCGCCTATCCACGCATCCACTCCCGTCTCGCTCTGCGGTGCTCGCTGCGCTCGATCCTCGGCGGACTGCGTTCCTGCGTGGATAGGCTGGGGGAGGTTAGGGAGGTTATACTTTGACCAACTCTGGAGGAACCAACATGGTAGACACTTGCAACATCAATGGGGTCTGCGGAACCGGGGACTGGAATGGTCCTAAGCCCGGTGACCCCAACATGAATGATCTGCTGCTGAAGGCAACTCCTGCCTTCGGTGGCATCGACATTGAGTTCACTTGGCCAACTACGAACCCAGGTGCAGTTGGCACTACTCGACTGTTCCGAAGCACTGACGCTAACTTCGCTGGTGCAACTATCCGTGCCTTCGTCAACGGTAACTTCTACTTCGACAAGACAGACCCTGGCTCCAAGGTAGATCAACGTTACTACTACTGGATTCAGTTGGTTTCGATCAATGGCACTGACGGGGACATCATTGGTCCAGCTTCGGCTACTGCACGTCCGCTCATCGAGCAGATGATTGAGCAGCTTACTGGTGAGATCGACAACGGGTTGTTGTCACAAGAACTGAGGCAAGAGATTGCTCAGATCGAACTGAACAAGTTGGGTATCACCAAGGAAGAGATTGAACGAGCCAAGAACGATGATGCTCTTGGTGTTCGTCTCACTCAGATCGATGCGAAGATGGATCAGAATACTGCCATCTTGCAGGAAGAGGTTCGTGCTCGTGTGACTGCTGACAGTTCTCTGGTTCAGACAGTCAACACTATGTACGCAGACTTCAACGGGAACATCGCAGCAATCCAGCAAGAGAACACTGTGCTGGCTACCAAGGTGAACGCCTTGGCTTCGTCTGTGACCACAATCAACGCCACGGTCAACGGTGACTCGGCCTCTGGTAAGGTTGGCTTGGTTGCTGAGGTCCAGACCTTGGATGGCAAGGTTACCCAGATCGGTGCTCGCTGGACAGCGACTGTTGATGTGAATGGTTTGGTTGGTGGCTTCGGTGTGTACAACGATGGACGTACTGTTGAAGCTGGCTTCAACGTAGACCGTTTCTGGATCGGTCGTCCTGGTACTCCGAAGAACCCAGGCAGCTACCCGTTCATCATCGACAACAACATCGTCTACATCAAGGAAGCTGCCATCCAGAAGTTGACCTTCGACAAGCTCAGGGCACAGGATGGAAGCTTCATTGTTCAGAACGGTAAGATCCAGGCTGACTACATCGAAGCCAAGGATATCGTGGTGAACAACATCCAGTCGGATAACTACCAGCCAGGTGTACAAGGCTGGGCATTCCGCCCGAATGGGATCATGGAAATCAACGGTACGGCAGGCACTGGACGTATGACTATCAACAACGCCACCATCAAGGTGTTTGACCAAGCAGGCAAACTCCGGGTGCACATTGGGAACCTACAAGCATGAGTTACGGATTCCGCTTTTACGACGCCAACGGTAACGTCACCGTTGACTCAACCAACAAGTCCTTCAGGTCTGTGTACAGGCAACAGGTGTTTCCTGTCCTAGGGGGCACTACTAATTTGCCTCCTGGTTTCGATGCAAGTAAGGGGGACATCTTCTTCTTTACTTGGTTTCAACTAGCACCTAACCCATGGCCTCAGTTTGTAGACTTTGGTTTCGTCAATAACCAGATCCAGTGGTACGACACTTACTCTACTAGCTATGGCAAAGCCTATCTCAACGTGGTGAGCTTCCGATGACTTACGGTATTAAACTGACAAACGAAAACAGTGACATCTGCATCGACGAGTTGAATCCCGTCTATGTTGTTGTGTTCGAAGGAACCTATAAGTATGACAGACCTGGGCAAGACTTTATCTACGTGCAGTTCCCTACCCCTATCAGATCCCAGAGCTTGCCAATTTTCTTCGCTAAGCAAGATGGCCCTCATGGTTTCATGGACTTCACTTGGTTCGGTTCTAACGGTAACTGGACCGGTTGTCGCTTTGTACTGACCAACTTTGCTGGTATGGCTCCTTCGGTGTATTCCGGTAAGTACAAGATCGTTGCTGTGCATATGCCAAAGACTGCTGGCTGGGGTATGCAGGTATTTGACGCTGATGGTAATGGCGTATTCGATACTGGCTACACACCAGCAGTATTCCTTGGTGGTATCCAGAGGTTCTTGCCCTACGGCTACAACCCTAACTTCCCTGGTGGTCGTACACTGGGTAGTTGGTATGCCGATGCAACCAAAATCAAGCAGGGTGCCTACTTCCGAGTGGACTTCGGTAACACAACCTTCAGGCACAATGGTTTCACCATTGGAATGCTTAACGGCCCTACGGGTTGGATGTACATCGCTGCTTTCATCAGCGGCAACAAGCCCGGTTACACTATTGACCATCCTTTGTTGGCCATCGAATAAACGGTACACTGCACGCTCCATTCGAAGAGGATACAACCATGACTACCAAGGTGATCTTCACCTTCCATAACCCGGATGGCAGCCCACAGGCGAACGAGAAGTTCACCGTGCGACTGACCCGTCCTGGCATGAGCGATGCAGAGCACTGCGTCGTAATTCCCGAAACCTACGAGATGGTGACCGACGCCAAGGGCGAGTTCACCATGGACTTGGAATCGTCTACCTCTGCCTACCGCGTCACTGCTATAGGCGATGACGACGAGTACGAGGACGATCCCTGCTCGCAGTACACCTTCACCTTCTACGTGCCGGACTCTGCTGATCCGGTCTACGTGCAGGAACTGATCCTGATGCCCCCGCCCACGAATCTGCCGTGGGACGAGGAAGCCATGAACAAGATCACCCAGGCTGTCGTCGATGCCCGTGAGGCTCGTGACGAAGCTGAAGCTCAGGCTGACCGTGCTGAAGTGCAGGTAGATCTAGCCAAAGCCGAGGTCGTCAAAGCCCAGGATGAGGTCGTTAAAGCCAAAGCCGAGGTGACCAAGGCTCAGGCTGAAGTGACCAAAGCTGCTCAGCAAGTTGAGCTTGCGAAGGTCGAAGTGGGTAAGGCAGAAGCCTCTGCTGCTGCGGCCAAGGTCAGCGAGACCAATGCTGCGAATGCCGCTGCTGGTTCTGTCGCCTCGGCAACTGCTGCAACCAACCAAGCCAACCGTGCGAAGACGGAAGCTGATCGTGCCGAATCACTGGCAAACCAAGTCGCTGAAAAGGTGGAAGGCGGTAACCTGCCTGCACTGGTAGGGATGAACGAAACCTTCACCTACGAAGGTGGCGAGGACCACTACAACTGGACCCGTACTGGGCCAGTATCTGTGTCTCAGTACACTGGCTACATTCGGGTTGCTAAGACCGATGCCTCCAGTAATCGGGCTTTCATCCGCAAGTCTGCTGAGTTCCCGGATGGTCACTGGATCGCCTACTTCCGGGTGAAGACCCAGACGGGTACTGCTGCCCAGAACCGTTCGGCACAGATCCGCTTTATCGCTGCCGACGGTAAGGACTACACGGTCTACTTCAACATCAATGCCAGTGGTTTGGTGGAACCGAACACCATCCATATGCAGGGTAGCGAAGGGAGCACCCGAAACGCCGCAACCATGTTCACTGGTTTGAGTACCGAATCCTGGCTGGACATGGCAGTGAAGTTCGATGCTGTGAACCGGCACATTGAACTCTTCCGACGGATGCCCGACGGCACCTGGCAGAAAGGTGGCGGCCGCTTGATGGTGGATACGATCAAGCCTACGACTATCGAGATCTCCTCCATGCCTGTTGCCCCTAACGGGTGGTGGATGGACGTGGACTTCATCACGGTTTGCCGACCGAACCTCATCTGTTACGGCGACAGCATTGCTGCTGGTCAGAATGAGTATGGCGTAACCCGTGGTACTGAGGATTACCACAACCACCGTAACTGGGCAGGAACCTGGTTTGGTCAGTCCAGTCTGTACGCCACCAACCGGAACAACTTGGTCCTGGTGCAGGGTGTAGAAGGCTGGCGTACCTGGCAGTACCTGGATAGCCTGGGTGAGATCGAGAACTCCGGAGTGAAAGTGGTGTTCATGCATGCAAGCACGAATGATCACAAAGACGCTACCATGACCATGGCCAAGCGTACTTCGGACACCCAAGCCATCATCGATAGGCTACATGCTGTCGGTGCTCAGGTGGTCCTGTTCAACTCCATGCAGGGAACCAAGGCATTCAACGATTCGTTGGCCTCTGGGGTGACCAAGCTCAAGGCGTACACCGACCAGTGGTGGACCGAAGAACTGCATAAGGTTACTGGTTTGGGTCAGGTTCTGGATATCGCTCGACTGGTAGGTAAAGATGGATACTTCGATCCTGCTATCGCTGCTGACGACGGACTGCATCTGACTGCTGCATCTGCGAAGAAAATCGCTGACAAGCTGGGACAGTTCTACTCGAACTCCACTTCCATCAATGGTTTGGCTCCGCTGGAAAGTCCTGCGTTTACCGGTATTCCTACCGTGCCTACGCAGACTCCTTTCCTGCCTTACGGCAAGCAGATCGCCAACACCGAGTACGTGATCACCTTCATTCAGGACTGGACCAGTAACTATGGTTACGGTGACCTGTCGATGAGAAATCGGACCGGTTCCCAAATGGAAGCCGGTGGGGTGCGTAGCGGTTATTACTATGTTCCTGGGAATTCTTCTAACCCCTTGCCGGGGAATGTTTATGCATTCGTGCACCACATGTCCTACGACACCAACAAGGGTTGGGAACTCTGGAACCACTGCTACACCAACCGTGTGTACATGCGTTATTCGAACAACGCAGGTGTATGGCAGACGCCGGTAGAGGTGGTTACTGAGAAGTGGATGGAGCGTAATAGCTTCATGACCCCACGGGTTTCTGCATTCAACCGTCTGCCCGTGGCTTCTTCTGCTGGTTTTGAAGGGGTTATTCCCTTGCAGACCAACAGTAGTGGGGCTTGGCGTAACGTGAATGCTGGTGTAGCTGGGTTGGGCCTTCTCGGTGCAACTACGGCTGGTAATGCACTGCACTACATTGGTGGTATGCCCAAAGCCCCAACCAATGATCGGGCCAACAGTAACCTCAACAATTTGCCTGATGAGTGTGGTTTCTACGGTTTGGGACCAGCACCGTATTCCAATATCCCTCCGGGGGTTGATGCGATTAACCCAGTGGGTTCTACCGTCTACCATCAGGTTTACGACGCCAACACCGCTACGCAAATTTTCATTCCGCGTACTTCGGACATCTGCTATTTCCGCCGCAAGGCAGGGGGAACCTGGAGTCCATGGGTTCGTTACCTGACTGATTTGCAGCTGGTAGGCACCACTACTGACAGCAGTGCCGGTGTTCCGAATGGTGCCATCATGCAGATCAATGGTAGTGCTGCTGTAAACGTAGGTGTTGCCCTCCGCTTTGCAGACGGTACTCAAATTGTTCGGGCGTTACTCCAATTGGATTACGGTGCAGTAGATATCCTTCAGCGACAGTTCACTTTCCCCATGGCTTTTGTGGGTAAGCCGGTGGTAACCGCCACCCTGGAACAAGGTACTATTGCTGACATCAACAACATGCCTTTGCAGGCTCTTGGCCCTGTTATGGTTGCCAGTATCTATGCAGGCAACTGCAACGTGCGTGTCATGCGGTCTCAGGGGTATACTGCTGGTGGATTCGCAGCAGGCTCTAAAATGCTGTGCTCTGTCATCGCAATGGGGTTCTGGAAATAATGGCATTCATCATCAAGCCTGACATGCAGGTAGATGTTCCTGGCAAAGAGCGCATCAGTGCGCTCTCTGTCCGAGGTACGGTACTCATTCTGGATGGGCAGGAGCATGACTTTGCTCCTATCTGGGATGGGGGCTATCTGCCTCCCGAGGCTTATATCGGGAGAACTCCTTTCCAGGAGATTAAAGTAGTGGACGGGGATGTCTTCGTCCGCTACATCCATCAGGTAACCGTCGAAATCCTCGACGCTGAACCTGGCGAAGTGAAACCTTTCAAGGTGACCGAAGATGGTCCCGTGGAGATGCCTTTTGAATACTATCGATTGGGCCTCGGCACTAACTCCGAAGGAAGTGGCGATGGGGAAGTACCGGGAAGCACTGAATATGGCCAAGAACCTTCGGGCGAAAGCCTACCAGGAGGAGAGCGAGCCGATTCGGATCGAATTGGAAGCTGACGCAATGGACAAGGGCGAGGTAGCTGACCTCACTGCTTGGCTTGAAAAGGTCAAGGAGATCCAAGAACGCTACCCTCTCCCGGAGGAACCGAAATGACTGCTGATCAGGTATTCAACCAAGTGCTACCGGAAGCCTACAAGCTGCTTCCGGCCAGCATGAACAGTCCAGAGGCCAGCGTGATGTTGCTGGCCATTGGCTTGCAGGAGTCCCGCTTTGCTTCTCGCAGGCAGCTGGTGAACTCCATCAACAGCGAAGGGCGTAAAGTCCTTCTTCCCCTTGGACCGGCCAAGGGCTACTGGCAGATGGAGAAGGGTGGTGCCGTCAAGGGACTGCTCAACTTCTGGAAGCCAGCCACCAAGGAACTGGTCCACTCGGTCTGCAAGGCCAGAGGTGTGCCAGCCACCCAAGATGCTGTGTGGGATGCCCTGGAGCATGATGATGTCTTGGCTTGTGCCTTGGCTCGCATCCTGCTCTACACGGATCCTCACCGTCTGCCACCCATCAAGGCCCAGGCTGAAGCATGGGATTTCTACCTGCGGCAGTGGCGTCCTGGTCAACCCCACGAAGCCACATGGCCGGAACTGTACCGCAAGGCGGTAAGGGTGGTGACCCAATGACTATCTCAGCCCGGCAGATCCGGTGGGTAGCAGAGGTGCTGCTCTTCGCCATCATCGCCCTCTACGCCTACAACAAGGGGTTCGTGAAGGCGGAAACCAAGACCAATGCGGAGTGGGAACTCCGCATGATGCAGGCCGAAAGGACTGCGGAAGAAAACAAAAAGGCCATCGAACAGAGTCTGCTCGAAGCCATGAACGAGGTAAAAAAAGATGCAGATGAACAACTGGCTGATCAAGCTTCCCGCATTGCTGCTGCTGATGCTCAGTCTCGTAGCCTGCGGGAGCAAGTCGCCCGTCTACGTGACGACCTCATCGCCGACGGTGCCAGGGCTACCACTGAGCGGCATGCAAGCAACGCTGCCTCTGTGGTGCTCGCCGACCTGTACGGAAGCTGTGTCAGCCATCGACAAGAACTCGCAGGAGCGCTTGACCGAAGCCATGCGGCAGGATTGACATGCCAGAAGAGCTACGCTATTGTGAAGTCACTGGGGCACGCTCCTCCCCAGTAGTCTCCTTCGACACCATGCGCAACCCCCTTAGACTGCGGTCTTCGGGGGTTTTTTAATGCCTGTCAGAAGTCAGGTTCCCAGACCAGTGCGCCTTCTTCGTGTCCTTCGTTCTCGTGGAGACGTTTGTGCTCTGCCAGGATCTGCTGGTCGATATCCCAGGAACTGGGTATCTCCACCGTAGTGGTATTCAGCATCTCCAACCGCTCGGCTGCCTTGGTATCCAGGCGGGTACCCAACAGGATTGCCTGAGCACTGTTGAGGTCACGTTCCAGTATGTCCAGCTGGCGTTCACGACGGCAGATCATGCTGTGGAAAGCAGCTTTCACAGAGGTTCGTGCTCGCTTGGTACTACCGTCTTTCAGGGCGAGAAAGGCACCGTATCTCTCCTTAGCGAGATCACGGATATCACTGGCAGCAGTGATCTTACGAATGCGTACGACATGCTCCAGTTCCTTGAGATCATCTTCATCTACTACCCAGTAGGCTCGGTCAGTTTCGAGGAAGCCAACCCAAATAGTCTTGAAGAATCTGACCTGCCTTCCGTTGCGCTCAGCAAATCCACGCACATGGTAGAATCGGGCTACCTTGGAGCTATCGAACACGGGTTCGTACTTAGACATGCTTCCACACCTCCTGATCCTTTTCCGCAACCATTGCGATGTACTCTTCGAGTACAAACCGAGGATCAACGTTGATTGACTCCAGGTAGTGACGGTAGGCGTCAGCTTCCATGATCTTGTCACCGACAGCCGTTGCAATGACGGTGTTGGGCAGTTCCAAAACGGTAGTGATTACTTCAGCCATGGTTTCCTCCAGGCAATAAAAAACCCGCCGAAGCGGGTTTCTGGTTGGTTTAGTAGGAGTCCGGGATACCGAATTTCTCCTTGTACTTGAACTCAACCCACTGGAAGATTCGACCTCCCAGGTGGCCACCAACTGCAATGCAGATTGGCATGGTCATCCACTCGTAGAGCAGATGTTGGATCACGGGATACACGTCGTAGATCAGGTAGCCGACGAGGATCGCTGAGGATAGCTCGGAGACAATCCACACAAATTTAGGTGGGTGTCCCTTTGCAATCCTTGAAGTGAGGCTGATCACCCCACTCAATACACTGAGTGCAATCGCACTCAGCACCCCCCAGATGTTAGGGTCGCTTTTCCAAGGCATTGGTACTCTCCAGCAAAGTTCAAGGCCGTATAGCAGCCAGTTGCCATGATAAAGCAATCCTTACTGGAACACACGGGTATCCATCAGGTAGTTGACTTCTTGCGCATCCGTAGCCAAATGCTGGCGATGACACCAACAGGCCACAGGAACAGGTAGAACATGAAGGTGAGGAAGAAGCTGAGGGAGACGATGATAGACGGCGTGAACTGCCTGCTGAAGGCAATGTTAAACGGTACCTTGTACACATCGCCGATGGCTATGAAGAACCAAGCAGCGCCCAAAGCCAAGTACAACAAGTAGTAGTCCATGGTTTCTCCTGTGAAAGAAAGAGGGGGAGTTGCCTCCCCCCCTGGTTTATTACTTCAGCGCCTTGGCCAACTTGTCAGCCGCGTCGCCGGGCATACCGAGAACGGTCCAACCCTTCTTCTTGGCTTTCTTGAAGTCCAGGCAAGCCTGAGCTTTCGCCTTGTCGCCCTTGCTGTCTACGAAGGCTTGCCACAGAACTTGACCTTGTTCGACCAGAGTCAGGGCAGTCTTCTTGTCGGACGGCAGGGGCTTACCCTTGGCCTTGAAGGTGTCCTGGACAGGCTGAGCCACGGGCTTGGCTTCCACCTTGACGGACTTCAGCTTCTTGGCCTTGCGGGCAGGCACACGGCTCTTCGACTTCTTCTCGGCCTTGACGGGCTTCGGATCAGCGACCGACACATCCTTGGTCAGCGAGGGAGCTTCCGGTTCCGGCTTCTTGGTTTCCGTCATGACGGTATCCACCACCTCCAGAACGTCCACCTTCTCCCCAACTACTTCGTTGGGTTTAGTTGGCAGCGAGCGAGCTTCCGGGGCGTTCTTCGGAACAGCCGTCTGCACCTTGTTCTTGGTGCTCGCCGGACCCTTGTGCACCACGATGCTGGAGCCACGGTGACCGGTGATCTCCACATGGTAGGCAGGTTCGCTGTGCTGACCCGCCAGAGCAGCCCCCAGCATGCGGGAAGCTTCCTTGATGTCGGTCATGCTGCGGTTGGCTTTCAGGGCCACCATGGCTTCGTTCGGCAGTTCGAAGAGGATGTGGTAGGCACGGACACGCATCTTGTTCGCGTCATAGGACGGAACGGCGATCACGTCTTCCGGTGCCACCTTGGCCAGCACGCACACGTTGCCGCTGAAGGAGCCCAGGTATTGACGACGGGCCACGTGCAAGCCATTCGAGCACTCGTTGCGGCGATCCGGGTCCACGAGGGACTCGTTCATGCACACCAGAGTACTGACGCCTTGCGGTACCTTCTGCGAGTGGATGTCACGGTAGGAGAACTCCTTGTGATCATCCGGGCCGCCTTTCAACAGCAGCTTGTAGATCACGATGCAGCCATCATCGGCGATGGGGAGATCCCCACGTTCGATGAAGCGCATCAGGTCTTGTACGCTGTGTTGGCGCTTGGCGGATACAGCACCAGCCCGGCGGAGGAAGTTCTCGATGCCGACAGTGCTGCCCTTGGCTTTCGACTGAACAGCTGCGGTCAGCTGGGTCTTCAGCTTCTGGGCATCCGGTACGATGGTTCCCTGGTCGGTCACGGCGATGATGGTGTCACCTTCGCCCACGTCATCATCCGGGTCTTCCGACTCTACGCCGTCCTCGCTGAGGTTTTCCAGGTCCACGGAACTGAACTGCGGGGCAGATGCCGGTACAGCGTGGGCCAGGATGTCATCCACAGCCTTGGCCAGTGCGGGATCCTTGATGGTGACCTTTTCGACCACCTCTTCCCCCACATCCTGCCCAGCATCCGTGTCCGGTGCGCAGTCGCCAGGAACCGCGCCAGCGGTGACGGGAGCGACGGGAGCAGCCGGCTCGGATGCGGAAGCCGCCGAGAAGAACTCTGCGACCTTCTTCTTCGCCACGCGGAAGAACCGCATGATGCCACCGGACTTTTTCTCGGCGGCTTCGTAGACGTTGTTGATGACCAGCAGGTCTTCGGAGTAGTCCACTTCACCACCCTGGCTCAGGATGGGGACGTACTTCTCGACGAAGACGGCGACACGGGGATCGCCTTGGGGGATACGGATCTGCTCGGCAGACCCTTTCACGTACAACGTCAGATACCTTTCGTCGAGGACAGCACCTACGACAGTTACTTTGTTGCTCATTGGTTTCTCCTTCAGCCACGAATAGCTGTTTTCAGTAGTTTGACTGCCGAGGTGACAGTCTTCTTATCGCCGAGTGCACGCCGCACTTCCGAGGTATTCAGAAGAGCTACTAAGGGTGCTTCAGAGATCTTCTTCAGCATTTCCAGCACTTGCTTGTCGCCCGGAATTGCCTTGATCTTCTTGCCCAATGTCTCCAAGGATTCCTTCTGCTCCTGTGTGAAGAAGCGTGAGTCCATGGAATAGACCGTGGTAAGCAATTCTTCAGCCGCAGGATCTTCAGGCTCCGGCAGTTTGAATACCTTACGGCACTCTTCCACCTGCATCATCTTCCTGATGAGATCAACGTATTCCGGCTCTTTCGCAGCATCCAACAACAAGGTGTAGCGAAGAGAGCAAGCCTTGCTGAACTCAGGTTTTTCAACCTCTTCCAGGAGCTTTACCAGCAGGAAGTCACGGGCACTTTTGATGCCCTTCTTCTCCATGTTGGCTTCTTGGGTTTCGGTGTACACAACTGCACCCACATCGCCGAAGTTCTTCAGCAGGTAGGCCGAGCACACCTTGTCCAAACCACGTACACACTTGCGGGTGTAGTAGTCGCTCTTGGTAGGAAGACGCACGTAGTAGGAGGGGTTCTCCACCCGAGCTACAGAATCCGTCCTTGCCATCTCCAGGGAGAAGATACCGCTGCTCTGGCAAGCCGAGAGCATCGGGTAACCCTTCTTCCTTGGCTTGGTTGCCACCGTAGTCGAAGAGGACGAAGCACTGGAGTACTCCACCTTTTCGCACTCTTCTGTCAGGTCGATGACCGACCATCCCTTCAGGGTAGACAGTGCTTTCCTGGCTTCCTGTAGTTTCTTCTCGCTACGCGGAACCACGTAAGCGATGAGGGAATCGTCAGCACCGTAACCACCTACCCACTCGTCGTGATCCTCCACACGGTTGTGGATGTCACGGCGGCTGTGAGTCAGGACAATACAGCGACGGAACAGCGGCACATAGGACATCGGATTCTTCGACCAGTACCGAACCAGCGGATACGCCGCATGGTTGTTGTAGTTGCGCACAGAGTCGCCGTTGTGGAGATTTCGACCGGATCCGTACCAGACCAAGCGAGTGGGGCACAGACCCTCTTCGTGGATCAGCGGCAGCAGCTTGGAAACCAAGTGCTTCTGACCCCACTTCCGCACCTCCAGTGCTCGCCAGGATGCCTTATTGAACCTCAAGAGTTCTCCGAAGTTCGAGCGCTCGTAGTGTGAGATTCCATCTTCCAGACCTACTTTCTTCAGCAACCGAATGAACGAGAGATACAGGGTATTACCCTGGTTTCTCGGCTGCTTACCGATGAGGGACAGCTGTTTCAGCAGTGCCTTGAAGTGCTCCTTCTCGCTCCGGTTGTGCGAATGGTACAGCTGGCTCAAGCCAACCTCTTCCATGGTAGACATGAGTCCCTTGGTGCACAGCTTAGACCCACGCATGGAACTCACGAGCACACGATTAGCATTTACTTCTTCGGGCTGCACCATCGCACCTTTCCTGGCCTGCACCAGTTCTTCGCAGGACTGTGCCAGGATGTCGCTGCGTTCCTTTTTGATGTTCCGCGTTGCACGGAGGAACTTGTTGAGCAGCTGAAGAAGAGTCTTGCGGGTGTGGTCTTCCATGGACAGCGCTTCCCGAGACGGTGTGATCGACACCGAGTTCGGTTTGGCTTGGAGCACCAGCACGTTGACGTTGCCCGGCAGAGAGTTCACGAACTTGTGCACAGGATCGTACACCTCGGCGATGAACTCATCCCGCTCTACGGGGTAGATGACATCGCCATAGCGGACACAGATGATGTGACCGTTGTATTCGAGCACCTGCTCGGTAGCAATGGACCAGTCCTCGGTTACCTGGGAGAAGGGCAGAGTGGGCAGCTTCACCCCGTTGAAGTTGGCCAGCATTTCGGCGTTGGCCACGATACGCCGGATCAGCGTAGCGAATCGACGAACGTCTTCGCTCTTGATGTTGATGCGTACTTCCAGACCAGTCTGGTCGGTGGGAATGTCCGTGACCACCGGAGTGATCGCCGGACGGCCTCCGTTCTGGATGGAAGCCTTCTGCATCCGGTAGACGTTGGTCTTACCCTCGTGGTGAATGGTTACCTGGAAGTTGTCCACGTAGGCAAAGGGGGACTTACAGCCCAAACCAAAGCCGCCAGTCTGGGAGCCGTCATGCTTCTTGGTGGAGCCGCCGTAGACACCGTAGATGGTGCCCACGTCATCGGGATGGATCCCTGGGCCGAAGTCGCGGATGACGAACTCGTCGTCCTTGAGGGTGATCTCGACCGGAGTCTCTTTCTCGATGCCCACCATCTTGTGGGCATCGAAGGCGTTGCAGAGAGTTTCCCGAACAACGGCAAGGATCTTGTCCGTGTACAGGGAACTCGACAGAACTTGGAAGAAGGCCGGGTCATCACTGATGCCCATGGAGATGGCTTGTTTGCCGCCGATCACAACGTGAGTGGCGTAGTCTTTCTGATGAGTTACCTGCATGGATTACTCCTTGGACTTGGCGCGTTTAGCGCGACGTTTCTGGTTTGTGAGGTGAGTGACCATCTCCAGATGAGCGGGGTTACAGCACAGCCGCTGCCCACAGAGATGGTCGATCTGTTTCTTACCCGGCACGTAGCCGAAGTAGTTGGTGAACATGACGATGTGGACGGCCACTGTCTGGCCGTCCAGGCTCATTCGCCCGTAACCACCGCCCCTGCCCGTACCCGAATCCGGGCCTTGCCAGAGGTGGCAGGGGCTGGGTTTTCCGTCGAGGATGAAGCCCGTGTCTTCGACTTTGCAGCGGGCTTCGATACGTTCCCGGATTTCTTTTCTGCGTCCTTCGAACACGGAGCTACTCCTTTGATGTGGGACATCAGTTTCTTCTTCGGCATCATCCGGTTCTCTGCCCGGAAGAGGTCGTACTCTTTTTCGGACACCTGCTCATACCCTTCGGGCACAGGCAGTTGTCCCATGGTCCAGGTGTGGGTCATGCGTGTCTCACGGTTGACGAAGAAATACCGTCCGTTGACAGGCGCATGACCCAACTTTCCTGGAGTCCAATCAGCTTTCAGTTTGGCTTTCTTCGCCATGATTACTCCTTATGCAGCACGTACATGCCTTTGATGTCGGTGCCCAAGATGTAACCCTTGGGCACTGTTGGTTTCCCATAGACAGCCTTGCCGGAAGCGATAGCAGCCTCAGCTTCTTCGATACCTCCGAAGTGCTTGATCATATGGTTGAAGGAAGCCCAGTAGGACTTCCGGTCAGTTAGCGAGCAGGGTTTTCGAGACAACGTAGTGACCCCCGTGTTCGGTGATAAGGGAGTCCAGGGTGCTCCAACTCATGGCTTTCACATTGCCCATGGCCAGCACTGTCATCCCCTCGGGTTCATCATGATCATCTCGGAACAGCACGAGATGAACTCCATGTGTAGCGATCATTTCGGCACAACGAACACAAGGTGCCCTGGTGATCCAAAGGACAGAGTTGTCCAGGGGTACACCAGAGCGGGACGCCCAAGCCAAGATGTTGTGCTCGGCGTGGATCACCCCGTAGGGAGTGGTTTTGAAGCGGGTCTCTTCCCGAAGGTACTCGCCGTTCTCGCAACAGTTGTCGGTTCCAGGCATGGTGCCGTTCCACCCAGTGAAGAGGGCACCGGTCGTAGTGACCAGCACCCCTCCAACTTGATGGCGTTCAGCTACACTCTGCTTGGCCGCATTCGTCGCTATCGACATGTACAGTCTCCTGTACTTCATCGACCTCGGGTCCGGGGCTTTCAGCACTGTTGATACCTCTCGCAAAGTCGCAGGCAGCCCAGAGGCCGCCGCATTCATGAACGAGCACACCGTCCTTCCGCACGGCTACTACGCCTTGCGTCACGGTGATTTCGTGGTCGTTTACCCAGCAGGTACTGGTCACTTGGCTTTCTCCTTCAGTGCAGCAGCATGCTCACGGCACTGCTCAATGAGTCGCTCCTTGGTGATGGGATAGTCCAGGGTGCAGGCTTCACGCCAGCTGGGCCAGAAGATGTCCAGGTTGGCCCCCAGAGGAACCCGCATGTCATTGATCTTGGGATCGTCCTGCCACGCCATGCATTTGCAGAGCGTGTTGTTCACCCACACAGTGATATCCGGGTCATCTGGCCACATCACGTAGATCGCATCGTGGATCAGAGAGATGATCTCTACCTTCAGCTTGTAGGGGCTGGCCAGTAGTAGCTTGCGGAATTCCACAGCAGCACGGTTGGTCAGTAGACCCCAGGACTGGCCGGATACTGCGTTACCCGCACTACGGGATTCAGCAGCGGCCTCCTTGGGAGTCGCCTTCAAGCCAAGCATGGTGGACCCCAACAGCGGAGTTCTCAGCCGCAGATTGAAGGCCAGTTCCACGTACCCGGTCTTGGTCGCCTTGTCGATCTCACCAGCCACCCACTCATTGCTTACGCGATAGAGCTTGTTGTAGTTGGTTTCGATCTCCTGGGCTTCTTCATCCGAGAAACCTACCTGCCGTACCAAGCCCATCCAACTGCCCCCATACTGAAGCAGGAAGTGTGGAGTCTTGGCTTTGCTCCGCAGATCTGGGTAGACCTTCTGGATCGAATTGACGGAGTCCACCGTATCCACGATCCCTTCACACTTTTCAGGCCAGAACGCAAAGGTACGCATCGAGTGGCCATCGTAGCCATCGGTGTACACCTTGATTTTGTTCGGGTCTTGGGTGAGAAGGGCGTTGATTCGATCCTCCAGTGCAGCGAAGTCAGCACCTCCGAAGAGGAAGCCGGGTGGCGCACAGAAGAGGGACTTCACCAGCTTTCCGTAGGTCGAGCCAGCTGGGAGGTTTTGCAGGTTGGGATCCGAGGATGACAGCCGGCCAGAGATGGTGCCGCCAAGGTTGAATGAACCGTGTAGGTACATCATTCCGTCCGCCTTCATTCGACCCGCCTTGAAGGCTGGCATGAAGGCAGAGATGACCTTTTCCACGGCACCCAAGTCCATCAGGGCCTGGATGAGATCCTTGTACGGCTCCGCCTTGATGTGGTTCAGCAGCTTCTTCAGCGTGCCCCCACTGGTGGAGGGCTGCTTGGTAGCCGTTACGTCCAGTACAGGAAGGCCGAGGACTTCATGCAGCAGACGAGCCACTTGCGGGCCAGAGTTGGGGTTGAACCGAATGTGCGAAAACTTGCTCAGCGGATGCTGGATCGTCTTCAGCTTGGCATTGGCCTTCTCCATCTCACTGGTTTGAATCAGAACCTCTACCTTGGCGACTGCGGGATGGCTCATCACAGTGTTGTGGTACCCGTCCCGCAGGCTGTTCAGTTCAGTATTTACCTCTGTGATCTTCTTCGGATTCATGGGCATGCCCACGAGTTCCATCTGAATGATCAGGTCCAAGCTGTCCTTGAACAGGCCGTGGTAGAGAGCTTCCTGCTGGTCTTGCACCATGATGGGGTAATACTTGTTCTTCACCCATACGGTCGTCACCGCGTCCACCGCGTTGTACTTCATGAGGTCGTCCAGCTGGATCAGCCGGATGTCCTTGATCTCGTCCTGTGCCCAGTTACCCGCATGCTCCTGCCCCAGGTCTTTCAGGGAGTAGCTGACATCAGCGGTTGAGTTCAGTGCGAGATACGCAATGATCTTGGTGTCGTCCATCCGTGGAGTCATGATCTCCAAGCCACGGTGCATGCCCTCTTTGTCGAGGTCATGCTCCATGAAGAGGGTGTAGATCAGAACCTTCACGTCATGGTTTGCACGGTGGTAGATGATTCGCCCAGGGTACTCGGTGAAGAACCACTTGAGCACTTCCCGCATCTCTGCGTTCGGCTCGTAGTAACCGTGGTGCTTGTTCTCGTCCTGGATCATCTCCCTGTAGTCACACTGGATCTGTACAGCATCATGCTCGTTCCAGGCGAAGCCAATGGTGGCAATGCCGGAGTCGAACATGCTGAGGCTGAATCCCTCGATGTCACAGGATATCTCCGGCTTGTCCATGAGCCTGGCCAGTGCTTCCCTGGCTTGGCTGACATGGCCCCGGTAGATGTACGTGACATTGTGCAGCAGGTCAGATCCGACAGGCCGATACACACCATTGGCATGGTCAACGATGGCTTTGAAGCCACGGCTGAGCTTGTGCAACTGACCCGGATCGAACAACAGCACCTGATGGTTCACGCCCGGAGTCACCAGGTACCCAGGGCCGTAGCCAGCAGGGGGCGACAGGTTGCCGAAATCGGCGTCCGTCTTCCGCTTGGTCCATTCCTTGAAGTACTTGGAGTCAGCCACGTAGGCATACTGAACTCTAAGATCCCGCAGTAGCTGGTCGCGATCCTTGATGCACTCCTTGATCGCCTTGGCAGATACCTTCTTGCCCTCGTAATCCAAAGAGATCACGATGACATTCTTGCGGGGAACACCAAGCCCTTCCAGCTGCTTGATGTAGGTGGATTCAGCGGCTGACCGACTCACCGCTGCCTCCTTGATCAGGATAGCCACAGGGTAGCTATCCTGTTCTTCCCAGGTGATGTACTTCATCACAGTCCTCCTAGTACAAGGTTCAATCCAACGCGGGTGCAGAGCTTATCCCAACCCGCTTGGTTTGAACCTATGGGACTTTCGGTCGGGAATTCCACCCCTTCCACCGGCAAGCCAAAGTGCTCATAGACCCTCTTCAGAGGTTCCCGTAAACCACTGGGGAACATCTTGAGGTACTCCGACGGTTCGTCAGACTTGTTGAGCACCTGGCTGATGAACGTGAGTACAGAGTCACGCTCGTCTACCAGCACCGGGTCGTACTCGGACAGAAGACTGTCTACGAGCACTCGGTTGCTACGACTCAGCCGGGGAAAGTAGCGGAAGTTGGGCTTTTCTCCAGGGATCATGAAGTTGCGGCCACGATGGCAGAACGCCCGGATGCCATCACCTCGGGCTACAGCATCCGCGATGATCAGTTCATTCATCCGCTCCTGGAAAGCCTTCCTCACCGGAGCATAGAGGAAGTGATCCAAGCAGTCCTTCACTGCCCTTTTGAAGATCAGGAACTCCGGGGTTCTCGCTTGCATTACATGTCTCCTGTCATAACCACTCGTCTACGTGCTCGGCTGAAGCCAACGTAAAGAAGGCGTGCCAGGGCGTTCGGGCGGTGTACCTTGCCACAGATGTTGTCCAGGTCGATGAACACCGTATCGTAGGTGGAACCCTGCGACTTGTTCACGGTGCACGAGAAGGCAGGCCGTAGGTCTACCCAGTTCTGGTCGATCAGCTGTAGGATTTTGTAATCCTCCTCTTTCCGAGCCAGCTTCTCCCGGTCCTTGCGGTCCTTGAGGGACTTGGGCAGGAAGAAGCTGCTGTTGTGGTGCATCAGCTTCACGAGGTAGCCGTCCACGTCAAACTCTCTGGTTGGTCGAATGTCTTCGATCACCACCTCGGATCCGTTGGACAGCTGGGCATGCTTGTTGATTACGGCTTCGTTCACCAGCATCTTCTGACCGATCTGCGGATCACTGGAACCGAGCAGCAACTTCGAGAAGTGCTTGTTGTACTCGGTCACACAGGCATTGGTGTAAGCCAATACCTTGGTGTTACCGTGCACTTCCGGGTGCTGGAAGGCGTCTTCTGCCATCTCTACGAACTTGTCCCGTGGTACATGGATCAGCTGGTCACCGTCCAACTGGATCTTCGGCCATTCGCCCGTCTTCACCGTATGCCGGAAGGCATTGCACAGGTCCAGCAGGGGTCCACTGTTCTGTCGCTTGACCTCGGTCAGTTCCACCACGATGTCCTTCATAGCGAAGGCAGGCATGATGTTGGTACCGACTGGAGTCAGCTGGCAGTCGTCGCCGACGAAGATGAATTTGCAGCAGTCAGTTCTGTCGAAGCAGAACTGGAGCAACGCAGGGTCTATGTAACTGGCTTCGTCCACCACGATCAGGCACCGGTACGGTAGCTCGAAGCGGGAGATGGGCATCAGTTCGCTCTTGCCCGTCTTGTAGTCGGTACGAAGACGAAGACCCAATGCCCGGTGAATGGTCTTGACCTCGTGGTTGAACTCCTTCATGGCCACTGCCAAGGCATCGCATGCTTGGTTTGTGGTGGCTGTCAGCAGGGGTTCGAACGGCTCGAAGTTGTCGTCCAGGGTGGTCAGGGCGCGGTCCAGAGACTCCATCTCGTCGAGGATTCGACGAATCAGAGTGGACTTGCCAGTTCCCGACCAGCCCTTGAGGACCATTACCTGGGCATCAGGGTTGGTGTAGAAGTTGATGAAGGTCTGAAACCCGGCTTCCTGGCCGGGTGTCAGTACGAAGGAGGCAGGCTTATCTACTCCTTCGGGTCGAACAGGATCACTTGCCCGTACGGGGCTTTCCAGTTCGATTTCCTGTTGTACGGGTGTATCAACCATAGAATTGGTACTCCTGGGTTGTCGTTGTAGTGGTGGAACTCCCCATCAGAGAACACCACCAATGCATGGGGTTTGTTCTCTGCGGCCCACTGCATCACCGGAGCGATGGAGGTGCCACCTCGGCCCCTCAACTCCATGTTCATGAGGGCATTGAGGTTGGGGACTGTATCCACCGAACGGATGGAAGCGTCGAACTGGATGATATCCAGCTGTGTTGGTTTCAGCGTGACGAAGATGTTGGCGATCTCCGACAGGTAGCGGCGGATCTCTTCGTTGCTGACCGATGCCGACAGGTCCATTGCGATGGCAATCCGCAGGAGTGCCTTACCGCGACGTGAGGGCAGGTAGTACCTGTTGATCAGCCGGCGATTGGGACGTGCCCAGGTGAAGCCACCTCGCTTCACCACCTGGAAGAACTGACGCAGGAGGTGAGGCAGGGGCAGCTTGGGGAACATCAGGCTGTCGATGAACACCTGTACTTCCCCTGGGATTGAGCCAGGGTTGCCATTGGCACGGGCAGCAGTAGCAGCACTGAGGATCAGATCGTTGATGGCTCCCTGGATCTCCGTCTCGGACATGGGGGTACCATCGTCCTTGGCCGGAGCAGGCCGGGAAATGTCATCGAACGGCACCGGGTTACCGCCGCCGCTGTTTCCCTGAATAGGCGAGGACAAGCCACCACCACCTTGAGTTTGCTGCTCCTGGTACAGGTCAGCGTAGACATCTTCCGTGGACATGTTGGCGTACTTGGGATCACACACCCAATTGCACTTGGCACCAGTCCTGTAGTCCGTCCAGGAAATAGGACCGTACCCACAAGCCAACAAGTTGTTGTTGATCACGTGGTCCCCAGCGATGTTGTACAGCATGGGATCACGGTCACCCATACGGACCTTACCGATGTGATGCCGCCAGACGTGTTCGATCTCATGGAGAATCACGGTCTTGCGGCTCATCTCGTCCAGGGACATGAAGAACTTGGGGTCGATGAACATGGTGATGCCGTCGATGGCAGCAGTGCCCATGCCCTCTTCCCACACGTACTTCAGACCCATCATGATGTTGGCGTAGAAACTCACCTTGGAGTCTCCGATGATGCGAATCTTCGCCTTGGAAAGGGCGATGTCTTCAGCAGAACGATCAGTCATTACTCACCTCCGATGATGGCCATCGCCTTAGCGAACTTGCACCACTCAACTTGATTGTGGGTTTCAGGTATTAAGGAAACAACAGCCAGAGACTGGGCCACGAAAACTTCTTCTTCATCAAAAATCCAGTGACCATTTAGTGGATTGGTTATTCTTATTAGCTCCACCACTTCATTAATTGAAGCTGCGGTACCACCTAGTCGAGAGTAACTCTGATTGTATTGGCTTTCACTATTACGGCAGTGACCCACATAAAGACCAGGTGTTACATATGAGCCGTCTGGGGGCTTAACGGTAACTACGTACGGACAAAATTCAGATGCTAGTTTTTCTAGTACTGATTTAGTACCGAGCTTGATCCCGTTCTGGATATCTTTTTCATAAATGCTAACTCTCCAGCCTTCGAATTCTCCAGTGAGTAGTCGATTGGGGGAGTCGCTGTTTGCATACTCGTCAACTATTGCTTGACCTGTGAGGTCTTCTTGACGAACCATAAAAAGTTCCCATCGACCACTCACTGGATTCTCCTTTAGAACATGTTCAGGTTCTTCTTCACCCACTCCGAGATACGCGGGTTCTGAATCAGACCCTTGTTACGCTGGCAAGCCATACGCAGAGTGATCACCATGTGGTCCGGGTTGAACCGGTCGAGGAAGATCAGGATCTTCTCGATGTTGTCCACCTTGGCGTTATCCGCCAGCATCGAGCACATGGCGAACATCAGACCCGGCTCATCCTTCGGCACGTAGATCGTGCTCGGGGAAGTCAGGATCTCTTCCAGGCTCGGCAGGCGACCGAAGTAGGCCAGGAACGCCTTGAAGTCGGTGGCCACGGTACCGATGATGCCCATGGCAGCAGCGAGGTTCAGCATGTCGTCCAGGGCACGAGGGTCTTGCTCCGGGGACATCTTCAGGAACCACTTCGAAAAGTCTTCCCAGGTACGCGGACACGCATAGACCCGACCACTGTTCTGCGGATCGAAGGTGTAGAACGCACGGGGACTGAACTCCAGGAATGCTTGTACCTTGGTGGCGATGTCCAGCTTGGGGGCCACGACTTGAAGCCAACGCTTCAGGTCATTCCGAACCACGATGTGGTGCAGTCGGCTGATGAGAGCCGATGACATCGGGTTGACGATGGCACCGTCGGTTTCGAGGTTACCGGCACCCATGACCAGGCACTTCGGATGGAGATCCTCGTTGCCGATCTGGCGATCCAGGATCAGCTTGTAGGCCGCCGCTTGACGGTCGTCATCCGCACTGGTCAGTTCGTCGAGGAACAGCAACCAACCAGCGAAGGGTTCGTTGGTTTCGGGATTGACGGGAAGCTCATCGCCGACCAACGGGAACTGCTCGAATACCTGGAACTTGGCACGGTCACCGGAGAGGTTCGGCAAACCATTGAGGTCAGCCGGGTCCATCTGGGTGAGGCGAAGGTCGATCAGCTTCAGGTTGTTTTCCTTGGCGATCTGACGGGCCACCGCCGACTTACCGATGCCCGGCGAACCGTGGATCATCGGCTTGAGGCCAGCTCGCAGGAAGCTCTCGGCGATGAACTTGGCGTCGAAAATGGATACTTCTTGTTCCTGGGGGAAGTGCATAGTGAACTCCTAAACGATTGATTTGATTGGTTTAAGCCTTGGCTACTACGTCTTTCGGGTGTTCCCGGAAAGCGTGCAGCCGACCGCTGACATGCCAGCATTCCGGCTTGGCGGTGTTGTTGACCCTGGTGTAGCTGCCACGGGCGTCGAAGGTCAACATGGAGTAGCCTTCGGGACGCTCGGTGACAGTGAAGATCACCACGCGGGAACCGTCACGAGTGACGTAGTTCCCAGGACGGTCGATCAGTACAGGCAGGTCTTGCAGCTTGCTCATTTCAGTCTCCCGGTGCTGAAGTCGAGGGTACGGGCGAACTCCTTCTTGCCCGCTTGGGGCTTGGAGTCTTCGCCGGCGTTGATGTAGTACTGGTGGATCAAGGTGTTGATCAAGCGGACGCCAATGTTGCTGTCGGGATACTGGCGGCCGATCTCCTTGATCAGCCACTTCTCGGCCTTCTTGTGGTCTTCCTTCGGGAACAGAGAGCGGTAGTTAGCCCACAGTTCCGATTCCTTGAGGTACTGGACCAGGGCTTCCATGGTCGGTTTCTCCAAGTTGTAGACCAAGCCAGTACGACCGATGAACTCGGTCTTAACGCCGCACTTCAGCAGTTCGGTGGCGTCCATGTTCTCCTGGCCGTTGAACGCACCGGCGAAGATGAACAGGGATCGCTCGACGCTGACCGTGTTGTACTTGCCGTAGTCGCCGAAGGTCTGGGTGGTACTGCCCTCCAGCACACGCAGGAACTCGTTCTGCACGCCGATGCTGATCTCGTTGGCATGGCTGTCGTTGGAATTACCGGAGAGGAACAGCTTGTCCATCTCGTCGCAGAATACGACGTTGGGGACATTGCCGAGGGTAGCCAGTGGGGCCAGTGCTTTGCTCAGGCTCAGGCCGGAGTAGCCTTCCTTGGTCAGCGATGCACAGTTGACCTCGGTCATGGGCAGCATGATGTCCAGGCGATTGCACTGGTCCATGATGTTGAAGGACTTGCCCGAACCAGAAGGGCCGGTCAACCAGAAGTGAGGACGAATCTCGCCTTCGGACGCTTTGAAGATGAGAAGGATCTTGCCGATCCGCTCGATTGTTTTTTCATTGGCTTGGGACACTGGTTAGTCTCCTTTAAACGGGAAGATTAATAAATCTGGGAATGCATAACCCCAAATATTACTCGGAAGGGGTCCACTCACCTACAAAGAGTAGAAGGGTATTGTGATACCCCATCATGGCTCGCATGAAGTCATGATGACTGCCCCCAGGAAGCAGATGTCTTGCTTCTTCGAGGGCTTCTTTTAAGGAACTGTGGGTTGGGTAGAGCTTCTGCTCCACCGGACTGAGATCACTGAACTGCATAGTTTCTCTTACTTAATTCTTGTCTTAATACACACAGTAGAATGCCGATAGTTACTCAGGGACTACATCCTGTGTAGTTTGGAAACTCGGCATTCTCTTTATGTACTAATAGTCCACTTAGACTGTCTCGCCTTATGCGACGCTATGCGCAGGGAGCTAGTTAAAGGATTACTACTAATGCATGGCACTTGCTCCTAAACCAATGAAAGAAAGAACAAACAGGACAAGAGCGTACGGAGTACGCTAATGAATAGCCTGTTCACCTGTGAGGTACATCATCCCATCTGTACCGAAGCGGCCCGCCAGCCAGCCTCGGAAGAACCCATGAATCAAAGGGTTGTCAGCGTAGTCTCCGAGACGACTACGCTTACTCGCCAGTTCTTCCTGGGTGATGACTACCCCGGCGAAGGACCACACACAGTGGCGGTACTCTTCTTCGAATTCTTTGCGGAGCTTGTCGCTGATCACTTCAGCATCGAACGCAGATTGTTCAGCAGTGCCTCGCCGCCCTTCAGGGACTGGATGTACAAGCACGCATCGTAGACAGTTTCGTCCAGGCCATGCTTCTGAACATGCTCCTTGCCGAAGCCGAGGGCATCCAGTAGTTCAGCCAGCTTGTTGCTCATCTGGGTGACCACCGCATCTTTCAGGATGGTGGTGGTCTGGTCGTCTCCCTTCTTCACTTCGAATTGGGCGACAGCTTCCCCAGAGTCCATCATACCCTGGATGTTCTGGCCGGTGAGCAGTACGTCGCTCTGGTGTAGACGACCCGGTTGCATGACCGGACCCTTGACCTTGTTGGCTTCCCGTAACAGCGTTTCAACCTGACCGCTGAGGTTTTCCACCATCTTGTTGGTTGCATCGATATCTTCGAGGAGGATATCTCGCTTGTTGTTGAGAACTTCTACCCGACGACGCAATCTCTGCATCTTGCCCTTCATGGCAGAGATCTCGTATTGAAACTTGTCTTCGCTCATCATCGCTTGTTCACCCCGTAGAGTTGGAAATGGTCGTTCAGTTCGGTGTAGCGGCGACCATGCTTGTCGATCACAGCGATCTCGAAGCAGGCATTGCCACACCAGTTGCGGTGGATGTCAGTACCGATCTCTTCGATGATGACCTTCTTCCTGACACGCTCACCCGGTTCTCCTGGAAGCATCACCAGGGCACCACCGATGTTTTGCTTGGTGCAGAGCTTCACGTGGTCCCCCAGCAGCTGGGCGGTGATGAGTTCCTGGGCACCGGCAGTCAGTGAACCCCGTATGTGTTCGAAACCCTTCACGTAAACGGATACAGGACGCCGGGAGTCTTCTCCATGGCCGAGGCTGATACCAACCCGCTCGTTCTTAACGATGAAGCCATGACGGACGTACACGAACTTCCCCTTGAGGGCACTGTAGATCTTGCCTACAGAAAGGCCGGTCACATGAGCAAGCTGAAAAAGACCCTTTTCGTCGTAGTACACGAACTGCACCAGCTTGCCGTCAGCCAGGAAGTAAAGACAGCGCTCGGTGGGGACATCGATGGGTTCCCCACGACGGAACCAAGTGATCTTGTCCATCAGCGCTTACCCTTCACCAGACGACGATGAGCCTTCGTCAGGTTCTCGCAGGAACGGAGCAGCAGGTGTGGATTGTTGCTCCGCTGGAAGTTGGTGTACTCACGCATGACAGCATGCACGAGGGTGTCCATGGTCAGTTCGGCATCGCTACGGCGCTGCTTACGAACCTTGTCCTTGAGGATCTCGATCTCTTTCTTGGCTTCAGCCAGCTGCTTTTCCAGACCGGTGTCCACAGGTTCGAAGACTGTCTCTTCCGCGACGAGTACGGGAACTACCTCCTGGTCCCCATGGAATGGCTTGGCGAGTTCCGAGATCTTCTTGTCACGGGCCTCTACCGCCTTCTTCAGATCTTTGATCTGGTTCTGGAGGCGGTAGTTATCGCTCTGGGCCCTTGCAAACAACCGACGATTAGAACGAATTTCTTCTGTCGCTTCTCCCAGCTTAATGTTTTGGACATTGATGATCGCATCTCTGCGCTGAACCTTGTCTTCGTAGTGTTTGGTCACACGGGCCAGGGCTTCATCGAAACGCTTGCGGGAAACGAATGGGATCATACGGGTTCTCCATTTAAACTGATCTCAACGAACTTGCCGCTGAGGGTGTATTTGAGTTGCAGCATGCTGCCTTCCAACGCCCTGAAGTTCAGTGCGTAGACACGGCTATAGATGTCGTACATGAGGTCAGCAACTGCGAAGTTGTCAGGGTATTTTCTACGGGCTGCCCTGTACCCAACACGAAGCCAATCCATAGCGGTGCTTGCCGCTTCCTGGATCACCTTCTTTGCCACTGGTTTGTCGAGGTACTGACTGTCTCTCTCCAGGGCATCTTCGACAAGCTTGCGTAGTACGTCGAGGAAGTTCTCTTCGTCCACGCCCAGCTTGAACCGCTTCCCCACGTTGTCGATGAGGAAGTCGTTCTCCCTGATGAATGTGGCGATGTCGTAGTACATTACCTGCTCAGGACGAGGGTCCATCCTAGGAAAACGACACCACCAGTCTGTCTCGCCACGGAGCCACCACATGGCACCGAAGGCCCGCAACTCAGCTTCAAGGCCCTCGGTGCTGTCGATGTGCTCGAACGAGTCATGAACGACTGTCATGGCATCGCCAGGATCAAAGGTGTCCATGCCATCCAGCACCCACCCCCCGTCCTCGTAGATGAAGTTGCGGACCTGCATGGCTTACACCTTGGTGCGAGCGTTGAGCTTCTGGAGTTCCTCGTAGATGCCATAGCCCAGGAACCAGAAACCGAAGGTCATGCCGATGCCGACAGCTGCGGCCAGCATTACCAGCAGGGCGACGATGCCGTTGTAGACTGTCAGGGCGGCGACTGCCACGACTACGAAGACCAGGACAGCAGCGATCCAAGCCATGGTGTCCAGGAATTTCAGGTAAGACTTGCGCATGGTGTTACTCCTTCTATCTGTTGATGGTCTCGCCGAAAACCAGCGAAAATGCAAAAAGCGTACGGAGTACGCTCAACCCCGACTCTTCACAATACAATCCACGTGGGCATAGAAGATATTGAGGTAGAACTTGGGTGACTCTCCGAACTTCTTGGCCCTCTCTTCTGCACTGGGGACCAGCACTATTGGCTTACCACAGTACTTGCATAGCCTGTGTTTACTCATGGTTTCTAAGCTCCCCTCAAAAAAATAAGCGCCCGATCCCATTTCTGGGATCAGGCAAATTCGGGTTCATGGAGCGTCTGGAAGACGCCCACTCACCTCAAGACAGCGCATACTCGCTTTCACGGATCAGTTCAGACAGGTTGTGGATCGCCCGGTCGTAGCTGACATGGCTTCCAGTGATCTGGTGAACGATGTCGTCGAGGATGTTGCTGTCGGCCAGTTCGGCGAAGATGTTGATGTAGTGCTGGCGCATCTCGTTGCAGAAGTTCGGGTGGCACTTGAACTCATCATGCACGGTGACCAGTTCGAAGGGTTCGTGAACCCGCATGGTGTCCCACAGAGCACACAGAGCTTCCAGGTGGTCAGTCTCCAGCTGACGTACGTTGGTAGGGTTGATGTGGTTGAAGATCACTGCATCGACCATGTTGGTGCGGTCGTACAGGTCTTCGTAGACGGCCAGCTTGGCGTCCAGGGTTTCACCGGCTTCGCACTCACCAGAGTGACGATCCATCAGTTCGCCCCAAACCAACTGCATTACCTTGGTGATGGCTTCGCGGTCGTAGTTGCAACGACGGTGCATGGAGCGCAGTACGTAGGCGTCGATGGAGTGGATGACGTTGGCAGCATTCTTCACCGCACGCTCTACACCGCATTCCTGCTTGTAGATGTACTCGAAGCTTGCACCATCCATCTCGTCCACTTCCACCCGAGTCTCGAACACGTCTACCGACTTGACGATGGAGTGGAAGTTGTCCGGCAGCACCCAGGAGTGCTTCATGGCGTAGGGCTGCCAAGTGTTGATCAGGTCATCCCGCATCTCATTGGCGATGGGAGCAACCATCTCTACACCCTGGTAGAAGGCTTCCAGTTCAGGGGTGTCCTCACCGAACAAGTTCTTCGGCTCAGCCTTCGAGCCGTAGAAGTGGGTCATGGTTGCAGTCTTGATGTCCGACCGCTTGATCTCGCCTACCGACTCACCCAGGTGGGTGGAGGCAGCAGTGGTGACCAGGCTGTACGCATCCTGACGGAAGCCGGTGTTGATGAGGTTGGTGGCTTGAGCACCAGACTCACAACCACCCAAGGCGGACATGATCTGCATGCCAGAGCAGCAGGCATCCAGCCCTACCAGGTGACCAATAGGCTCACCACGCTGGGCAGCACGGATGGCCATGACAGCCTTGAGGTACTGAGGGCGAGTCTTCTCGTTGCACTCCAGATTCTCCAGGTTGTCGAAGTTGTCGTAGCACCATTGGATACGTTGTTCGAAGAGCCACTTGTCATGGCCCATTTGGTTTGCAGCGTCGATCAGAAGGTATTCGAAAGCGGTGTAAGGGGTCATGGTTTAGTTCCCATTAAACGAAAGTGGATTGGTATTAGAGACCGTAGATGGTCAACAGTGCTTGTAGTTCTTTAGGTATGTCTTCGGTATACGCTACAGGCATGTACCTATTGAAAAGGTTGTCCATGCTAAAGTGAAACCAATAGAAGGTACTCCTATTCTTTGTGGTTAGCCTGAAAAGTACATTATCCCGTTTCTCCTCCTCTTTCAGGTTGACTTGGAAGTGAGCTTGATCCGACACCAATCTGTTCAACTCACTCGTGAATAAGTGCCATTCACCTTTGTGAAGCCAGGCTGCTACGTTCATTGGTTTAGTCCTGTAGGTCGATACCCCACACAATAGCGAGTGCTCTGAGTGTGGGAGGTGGTCCTTCTAACTTCACCCATTTAGAGGTGGTAGTAGTTTTACGTATGGGTTGCTTGATAGCCCACTTGAATCTGAAAGAAGATTCATTGATTAAGCGAACTACTCTTTTCCCTCTACGTGCGTGCACTAATGCAGCATTTTCCCAAGCATCCTCATCTTCATAGGTGCTAGAGTATTCTTCGAAGGTCCAGTTACCGTTGTCTTCAGTGAATAGATATACGCTCACAGCATTACTCCAGTAGTTGGTCGAGACTCCAGATGACCAGCATTGCCTTGAGGTCTGCTGGCAGAAGACTCACGTCCTCTATCGCGTCTTTGTCAGTCATGCCCATCCACCACCATCTGACTCCATTCAGTTTGTAGCAGGTACACGCTGCTGCTTCTTGTGGGTTGCAGGACATCATTGACGCAGCTTGCACAAGCTCAAGCAATCCATCGTACTTAACGTACTTCCATGCATCGTCTTCTTTGTAGAAGGCATAGTGACTCACTTGCTTGCTCCTTCACTTGATCTTCAAGTGTTCAGGTACACCAGTGACCACCTTCTTGTTGGCCAGGTCGAGCATGGCCTTTTTGTAAGGGGATCCCTGGGTACTGATGTGGTAGCCCTGTGCATACACACGGCCACGTTTGTCGTACTTGTGCAGGAGGTAGAACCGATTGCCTTGCTGAACCATGAGCTTGTACATCTCATGGGACTCAGAGACGAACCTGTACCAGTCGTCTTTCTTGTCCTGCGTATCCAAGTACTTGTGGGACTCTTCTTCTACGGTGCTCAAGAACTCAGTGTTCAGGCACAACTCAACAGCGTTCATCTTGTCCAGCACATCGAGACAGATGTCTTCGTTGTGATGGTTGTTGTTCAGGATCAGGGATTCCTTCTCCAGAGTGAGATGCAGCTTCGACTTGTTACCAGTGAGCTTGGATGGTTTGCACACCATAGGAGGAAGGTACATAGCTCGCTCAACAGCATGCTGTAGCTTCTCCGGTAGTTGAATGTTGGAGATGACCTTGTATGTACCATACTTGGACACCTGCTCAATGTCGTACACGTCAAGCTCTGCCAGCACTGCAACCATCTCAGCGATGGTCTTGATGCTGTCAGCCTTGTCGTCGAAGCCAAGTACACCAGCTAGCTTGGCTGTGAAGCTGATGAACATGTCCGGTACCTGACAGTACGCAGACGCTACGATGATCTCGAACACAATGTGCTCAAGGTCCAGGTTACGAACAGTCTCCATACGAAGGTTCTTGGAGTTGTAGCTGTACTCAGTGGTGCGATACTCCTCCAGTAGTGCTATTCCCCGCTCCATAAGCTCAGGGAGATCTTCGTCACCGCGAATGAACTCACGGATGTACCCGTCAATGTGCGCCCGAGCAAAGCGGTACTCATTGGCGCGTTGCATATCTTCGGGCAGCATGTGGGTAATGGTCATGGAACGATTCCTTAATCGAACAGAAGTGATTGGGCTATGATCTCTGCTGGTACTAGGTACTCTGCAACAGTATTGAAGTCACTGCTGAAGACGAACCACTTACCGTTGTACTTGGTATAGAGTTGCTTGAACGGATCAGTGTAGCTCTTGAGTCTACTCATCATCAGACCGCTAGCTACATTGGAGAGGTCTTTACGGAATACCTCTTCTGTCAAACCATCAAAGATGTACAGACAGGACTCTCCTTTACGCAGAGAGTCAGATATCAGCATCGTAGTGAACTTGCGGGCCATGCTTTGCTCCATCTCCTGCATGTTCACCGTTGTATAAGCGTCCTTGTTATGCGTATTGATCCTCATCGCCAACTACCTCCATTGCGCTAGAGTGAAGCCATCCCATTAGGGACGGCTCCAGATGGTTACGTTGTCAGGCAGACGAGCCAGGATGTCCTTGATGAGCCACCAAGGCTCGTTCTGTCCTGGCTGCTCCAAGTGGTACTGGTGGGTTGGGTTCTCCTGTGCCCGCCACATCAGCTGAGTGGTACTGGTGCTGACGCAACCCAGGTCAGTGGGATCACGGTAGTGACGCTTGTCCTGGAATACC